ATTGTCCTGTTGATTATATTCTTGCTGTCCCAGTCCTCCAGGTTTTACATCTTGATCATATCCACTCTTAACTTCAAATCTTCCAGATCCATACTTAACTCCAGAAGTTCTTCCCAGAACATTGGTGATCATTGGAATTTGTCTTTTATCGCCATCCAAAAATCTACCGAGAACAACATCACCTGGAGATATTTTTGGTGTTCTCAATCTCCCAGCAGCACCAGAACCATCACAAGTTCCGAGAGCACATATGGCATATGTAATTTCTTCGTCTTTGATTGATTGATCGACTGGATGATGGCCCATTATGGCAACTCTATACCTCCACCCCCATCCAGCAAGACCTGATAATTGATCTTTTTGAGAGTCTCCAGATAGAACAATGCCAAGGAACTCATTAGTTCCAGCACCGTAAAAATTTAGACTAGAAGATGAAAAAGCGTCCATTAGCTATTTTTAGTAAAATGTAATCCGTATGAATCTCTAATTAAAACAATAGATGTAACTGATTTGTTTGGTTCAAAGTGATGGCAAAGACTTTTTATTATATATTCTCCACTCTGACGTTCATCCACACCTTGTTCTTTGTTCGTTGATGTACTCTCCACATTCATTTTAATTTTTCTTCCTGCTTCAAGATCCAAATTACAAGGAACAGAAATAGAATGAGATTGGGAGAACATTACATTATATCTTGTTGTTCCGGCGGCATAGTATAGTTCTGGACTATTATTAATTCCCAAATTTGCCTCATCAGCACCAACATCTAGAATGGCAGTTTGAACTCTGTGATATCTCTTTCCAGCATTGAAGTCTGACGCTAATATTCCAGGAAACTTTGGTTTCTTAGCAATAGAAGAAAACTTTGGATCATTAACTACAGAAATATCAATCTCTTTAAACTGTAGGTTTGATGGATTAAAGAAAATATTTTTAGTAGCATATACACCAGATCTGATTTGTGACAACAAACTTTGGTCTTTCGTTGTTGTAAGAGACGATACTTTAAAATTATTACTGGAGTTTTTTAATTCAACAGAAGATTGTACGGCACCATTGTAATTATATTCATTTCCATATCTCTGCTGTTTTAGCAACTTATCAGCAGAAACATAATGAAACTTCGACTTAGTTTCATAGATGAAATATCCAGGATTTGATACGCTAGAAGGAACCGTTGCCTTTGCCAACATAAACAAAATATCAAATGGTCTCTTATTCATACCAGTAAATGAATATGAATTTGCCGAAGGATCTAGGTCAATTTTGTTTTTGTCAATAGTAAGAACTTCTGTGAGAATTTTTTGAACAGAGTCTGTAATTTTCCCTTTGTAGTGTTTTGTGATTCTTGTAGTTTCATTCAACCACCCAATGCGAGAAATAAATTTAAGAATTATTGTTTCACTTGTAGAACTTTTATCAAGAATACTCACATCTGTAACATAAAGTCTCTTAAATGGGTCGGTTGAAAAGTCTAGAAGATTAGTCTCATTACCAACACCCGCCCTAATCTTTGCTGTAATTACACATCCAGCACTAAGTGGTAAGAAGTTATAAAGAGATCCACTTCTCTGTTGATTATCTTCTGTGGATTTGGCAGCATCAATCGTGCTTACAATAACAACATTTCCAGTAATGTAAGGCGAGAGGATAGTTTCATAATAGTCGAATCTTGTAACTCTAAACTTACCACTATAAGCATCCACAGCATTAGAACCATCCTGTGAGATTATCTTGAATTCTTCGTATTTAAAGTCTTGTGCTTCTAACATTATGGTATATTGTTAAGTGAGAATGCTGATCTTGGTTTTGTAATGTCAAATAAAACAGGAACCTGAGTTGGTGATGCGTTACCAGAACTGATAGGAGTAGATGGTGCTTGTGTCACAATAGGTAATAATAAAAGTTTAGTTTGTGAGTCATCTACTGAGGTATCTATACTAAGTGGTTTCTTTTCAAGTCCTTTAAGTATGGCAAGTGTTTTCTTAGCTTCTCTTTCTTGTTTTTTCCTCTCTGCTATTTTTTCTTGCTGTCTCTTTAGTAAAGAAGTTTCATCATCTGGACCAGAATTTAAATGGTTCAATGTATATTGAACACCATTGGATTCGATAATAACTCTATTGCCATATCCATCACCACGATTTGGAATAAATTGAACATACTTCAGTCCACCTTGTAGTGTTATCTTTTGATCTGGATCTCCAGCATAATCTTCTCCTCGGTGCATACTACCCCATCTCATCCCAATACCAGAGGTAAATCTCAATCTTTGTGTCATTGGAATGCCACTTACAAGAATATTATTCTTAACAGAGTCTGGTATAGACGCTCCTGGATTTGTGTAATTCTCAATATGAATATGAGATCCACCAGGTCCTGCTGGCACCGTTTTTCCAGTGTATCCAACAGATCCAATTACTTCATCCGATCTTACAGCAACTGGTGTTAGATCCGATGCTGGTCTTGTTTTTGGACCTTCTCCTGGGGTTTCATTTGGTCTTTCGTTACCATCTCCACCAAATTTTTTAATAGTTTTTAGAGTTTTGACAATATCTTCAAACTTACTCATATTCTTATCATATAAATCAGTAGTTTCCTTGTTCTGTTCGGAAGTCTTAGAGAAAAGTTTTACTGGATTTGTTTTTTCATTACCAATTGTTGTTCTCTTTGGTTGTTGATTTGCCTGAGACTGTTTATTAACTGCTCCACCTTTGTTTCTCTTTTGTATTTTTGGAATACTACCTTCTGATGAACTTTGTGGTGGAGATATCTGTGGAGATGCTTGTGGAGTTTGTTGTGGGAACATATTCCCTGGTGCCATTGGAGCAAAAGGTATCTCTGGAATAACGATACCATCAGCATCAATCTCACCATCTAATCCACGTAGTTCTTTTTCTGATTGTTGTATATTTTTCTTAGCATCGTCTGGTTTGAAAAGAGAAGATATACTGTTATAGACTGATCCTATTCCACTTGCTATTACTCCAAGTGCCTTAACAGTTCCAACAACAAATGGTCCAACAGTTTTTATAAAAGAGGATACTTTTTCAATAATTATAGGTAACTTATCAACCAGAAATCCAAGAACAAGATAACCAAAGAAGTTTATAATACGATCTTTGATGCTCATCACCATTCCACCAACACCCGATAGAATTTTTTTACCAAATCCCATTCCTGGTTTAATTTTTGTTTCTGCCTTTTGCTCTGCCTCTGCTCTTCTTCTGTCCTGAACTTCCTTACTAATTAATGCTGTTTTTTTAGAGTCAATTCTTCTAACTTGAGTATTAGATTTGATAAGAAAACTTTTAATGTTAGTGACATTAAGTTTTAAATTTTCTATTTGAGTTGTGGTGTTTAGTTCTTCCATTTATCAACTCCCATATATTCCAAGTTCCATCATCGCATAAGCAACGTAGAAGTTTGATGGGTCTTCAGCATCAACCATTGGCATTGAACTACCTCTAGATGGTGGAGTTGCCATAGTTCCAGAAGGTGTCATAGTTTGATTTCCGCCACCCATGTTCATTGGTGGAAGAACCGCCAATGATGATCCCGATGAAGGTCTTCTCAGATCTTTGGTTGCTCTTCTTGGTTGCTTCAAATTAACACTAATTTGTCCAACAACTCCAGCAGAATTCATTTCAATTCCAGATTGAGCAGAACCCATTAGGTTGCCAACTTTTAGTTTCGGCATTGAGCGAAGATCACCACCACCATATATTCTTTGATATAAAGCAGGATCAGACTCTTTCAATTTCATCTTTTTAACAAAATCATCATAATCTTTCAAAGTGGTTTCAAACTTTTCATTTGCTGCTTTGAATATTTCATTATTTTCTTCTTGCTTCTTAAGGGCACCAATCATCATAGTATAAAGTTGTCCACCATTATAAATGACATCATCAATGAATGGTCCAAATTTTTTGCTTTCATCTCTTGGAACAACCTTTTCTCCAGGAGTTGCCAAAAGTGGGACAATATCTCTATTCACATTTGGTCCAGGAACTGTTCCACCTCTATTCATTTCTAAACCAGAATTTTCTTGTTCTTCACCACCACCACCAGTCAACATGTCATAAACAGTACCACCAAGTAAGTCACCAACAAGACTACCAAGTAATGTACCAACTCCAGGAATAGGTATAAATGATCCTAACGCGCCACCTAACATGGCTCCAATAGACTTTGCTGCTGCTCTTCCAATAGGTTCTCCTAAAGCTAATGAAACAGCAAAATCAATTAGTGCTCCAAAAAAAGGTATTCTCTTAAGTAATGGTCTTAATAGTTTTCCAAGACCTTTGGCACCAGGACCCATGCCCATAGATTTCATCATTCCTGATCCAAGTCTTTTTAAACCTACATCAGCACGCTGGAGTCCTTTTGCTAATGGATTTTTTGATCTTGTTACAACATCTAAATCTATTTTTTTCCGTGCGCCACCACCATCAAATTGAGCAGGTCCTGTTCTTCCACCAGTTCCAGTATAAAAAGATCTAGTTTCTCTACCTATTGTTACACCCCTTCTTCCACCCGAGGCATTTCGAAATAATCCACCACCAGTTCCGCCAGTTCCGCCAGTTCCACCAAAACCACGCCCAGTCGCAAATCTAGAAATACCACGGAGAAGACGGTAAAGACGTGTAATCTTTCTAACAACTCTAAGAACAAGAACACCACCAATAACCATCAAAATGGTATTGGCATGTTTTGATAGGAAATCAAAAAATCCTTGTATCTTTTCTATACTACCTGGTTTGCTTAACCACTTCAGTCCCTGGTTGATTAAAAATCCACCAACCAGTGCTCCAAAGAACTGAAGTATTCTGTCGAATATATTCTTTGTTGGAGCAATAATTTTATCTACAGTTTTACCAATCTTTGATCCAAGTTTATTGACAGTCTCTGCGCCTTCTTCTGCCTTACCTCTTTTTCTCTTATCGGTGGCACTTCTTATTTTCTTTACTTCATCTTCTTCTTTTGCTATTCTATAAGCAAAATCCAAAGAAAGTTGTTTTTGAATTTCTACAAGAATATTATTAGTCTCTACTAAAGTCTGTTCTATAGGAGCAGACTCTTTCTTTAAGTATTTTGGATCTACATAACTAGCGCGAGCACCAATCTGCATTCCCTTTGGAATTTTGATTGTAGTCGATTTACCTACCAGTGGTGACTCGCCACGAAATATTGAGGAAGAAACCGTTGTTTTTCCTAACTTAGGTTTTGCCTTTAGTGATGGTGCGGTAAATGCCTGACTACTAAATGCCACTCTGCTGCTGTTTTAGATTTTCTTCTTCAATGTACTGTTGGAGAAGAGTAACATAAATTTCTCTCTCCCACGGTATCATATTTTCAATCTCCGTCAAACTATATTTATGGTGCTGAATGAGAGCAAAATTTGTTCTATAGTAGTTTTCCAGGCTTTCATGCGCCATCGCTAGCTGAAAAAACTTGCTAACCCTTCTAGAACCACTTCACTTTCAACACCTGTCTCTGGATTTTTAACTTTAACAGTATGTGTAAGTTTTGGCATCGTATTGAAGAACTCTTCAATATCCTTGAACTGTTTGGTGTTCATCTGTTCGATAAAATCTCTCAGTTCTTTCTTAGTACAGTCAGAAGCACTCCAAGACTCATCTTCTGTGAATACTTGACCAATACAAGCAACAATAACTTCAAGTGATTTGTCAACATCACTTCCAGTCTCATTATACTCGAAGTTGTTCTCAACGAACTGTGCAAGAGAAGGATATTTCATTTGGATTGAAAGATTATCATCCAATTTAACAACATTTGAATGTTTTGGATCCTTTTCAACTTTAATGGCATCCAAATCAATTTCAACTTTTACTTTAGTTACATTATCATCTGGGCAGGTAATATTAACTTCTACTGTTTCACCAACAGAACGAGCACGAATATTCAGGAAGAGATACTCGATATCAAATGTTGAAAGATCATCAACTTTTACACCGCGTGTGCTAATACAATCAGTGATAACTGTTTTAATAGCACTTGAGATTTGTTTCATATTCTCAGACTCAAGTGCCATGATGAGAATTTTTTCTTCTCTTACAAGAAAGGGACGATACTTAATTTTCTTTCCAGTAGAAGGCAATTCCAACTCATATGTTGGCGTAGAGATCTTTGGTAATGGCATAATAACCTATGATATTGTCAGTTGAAATTATTTATTACTATTTTTAAAGTCCCCTTGGACCAGTTACACTTTCTCTCAATTTTCTGTCTCTGGCAGCATTTATTTTTTGGGTAGATTGGATTGTTCCTCCTTTATAAGCATCAAACCATTCTTGATCAGTTAAAAGTCCCTTGAATGGTCTCTCTACTGGTTCATTTGTTACTGGATTAATAGGCACATCTTGTGCTGGTGATGGTTCTGGTTGGACAGGAGTTTCTCCTTGTGTATTTGAAGATCCTACTCCCCTTCCTTGAAGGATAAGATACCTATCATAGGCAAAAGAAACTGTTACCTTTAAAGTATCTGCTGGACCATAAGAAACAGGAATAGCAGACATTGATTTGGGAAAAGCATTAAAAAATTGATAAGTCAACATTGGAGATCCAGTTTTAGTAGTGTCTCTTTCAAACTTAGTAATATCAAACCCAGATTGACACTTATAACCTCCCTCTCCTTCTGGATAGTTAAATCTTCTATAGTATCGAGAATCAGTTTGCCCAAATCTTTGTATATTATTACCAGAAATATAATCCATCCATCCTTCAAAAACTTTAATCATTTGATAATTTTTATCGACATAAAAAGTGAAATCACTGTCTATGTAAAGTCTTGTATGGGCGAATTGTTGATTTACTCCATGAAAATTATCTTTTACTTCTGCTGTAGCAAATGAACTTGCTGGAAGTGTCGCATCAGCACACATTAAACCAGCCTGTTCTCTAATCCAATTAGATGGAACACCATACGTTTTACTAATATATTTTTTTACGACCTCAGGAATACCTCCAATATTAACTTGATAATAATTGGTAAGAGATGGTTTAGCAATGTCCTTGGATTTAAGGACACTCATCTTAGGTTCTTGGACTACTGTCTTTGGCGATGCCATCTAAATATCTCTAATGGAGCCTACATTATTAAGTATTTAGATGTCATATAAGGGAAAATTTCAACCATCATACCCACAGAAATACAAAGGTGACCCAACAAACATAATCTATCGTTCTCTTTGGGAGCGAAAGTTTATGGTCTACTGTGATAAAAACCAAAACATTCTAGAGTGGGGTAGTGAAGAAATTGCCCTTCCATATCGTTCTCCCATTGATAATAGAATTCACAGATACTTTCCTGACTTCTATATTAAGGTGCGAGAAACGAATGGTCAGATCAAGAAAATGATCATCGAGATCAAACCAAAGAAGCAAACAGTTGAACCAAAAGTTCAAAAGAAGAAAACAAAAGGATATATTTACGAAGTCTACGAGTATGCCAAGAACCAGGCAAAGTGGAAAGCAGCACGAGAATTCTGTAAAGATAGATTATGGGAGTTCAAAATCATCACAGAAGACGAACTAGGTATTAAGTAATGCCGAGAAAAACTCTTAAACAGAGAAAAGAAAAATATCCAACAGAGAACGAAGTTAATCGAATTCGTTCCGTAATGGATAATATTATTGGTATGGAAGATCCTGATGACGTGATGATGGAACTTATGAGCACCATACCCGAAAGTGGCAGAGCACCAAGTGCTGGAAAGTATTATGCCTTTGTTTATAATCCCAAGACTCCTAATATACTGTATGATCAAAATCCCCTAGTTGCCGTCACTGATGTATTCGAATGGGGATTTCGTGGTCTTAACTATCACTGGGGTCAAGTGCGCCAATACACTTGGAATGAAATCCCAGGACAGTTGTATGAAATCTATCCCGAAGAACTTGCCGATGCCAGAGAACTGCCTTTTATGAAACAGCGTCTAAATAGTTAGAAAAGTAGCCAAGATGGCAGCAGCACCAGCATTTAACTATAGATATCCTAAAAGTACTATTGATAATTCTCAAGACTTTATTCAGTTTAACATATTTAAGTATGTTAGAGGGCAAAGGGGGATTAATATTAGAGTTGGGGATCCTGATTCAAGAGTAAATGTACCAAATCCAGATGGTTCTAGACCAGAAGATCCCCAAACAAAATATACAAAATTTATAGATAAAGAAATATCAAAAAATACTTTGATTGGTGGAGCAGTAAAAGGAGATTCTCAAGGAAGCATAATTTTACCAATTCCATCACAATTATCAGACACAAATGCTGCTAATTTTGGTGAAAGTTCACTAAATTCTTTTTATGCAGCAGCAATATCAGAAACACTAAACATAACTGGTTCAAATACACCTGGTCAATTTGTAGAGAATCTTGGTAAGTCAGTGGTATCTGCTGCAGATATAGCAAAGGATCCATCAGTACAAAGTATAATAAAACTTTTTACAGCACAACAAGCAGTTAGTGCTCTTGGTGCTAATATTTCTTTTGAGCAGTTATTTGGACGAGCAACTGGTTCCATTATAAATCCAAATATGGAACTGCTATTTAATGGTCCAACACTAAGGCAATTTAAGTTTCAATTTAAATTCACTCCAAGAAGTCAACCTGAAGCAAAGGAAGTAAAAAATATTATAAAAAGTTTCAAAAAGCATATGGCACCAAGTGGAAGAGATACCAACTTTTTAAAGACTCCGGATGTTTTTGAATTGTCTTATCGGGGAAAATCATCTGAGTATTTAAACAGATTTAAACTCTGTGCTCTCACAAATATGAGTGTCAACTACACTGGTGAAGGAAATTATGCCACTTATAGTGATGGTGCTCCAGTTTCTACGATTATGGATTTGGCATTCCAAGAACTATCACCAGTTTATCAAGAAGACTACAATGGAGTAGGAGGAGTAGGTTACTAAAATGGGATACTTTAGAGAACTTCCAAATCTATTATATCCTTCTTATCTTTCTGATAAGAATTCATCTCTCAATTACATTGAGGTCAAGAACCTCTTCCGTAGAGTCAAACTAAGAGACGATCTTCAAAATGTTTTAACTCTTTTCAATAAGTATGAAGTTCCAGAAGGATCAAGACCAGAACTTATTGCTGAAGAAGTTTATGGAGATCCAGAACTTGATTGGGTGGTTTTAATTACAGCAGGAATTATTAACGTTCGAGATGATTGGCCTCTTTCAGATCGAGATCTCTATAATTATGCCTACGAGAAATATGGAACCGATTTGAACGCAACCCGCTTTTATGAAACTACAGAAGTTAAAGACTCTAATGGTCGTTTAATTCTTCCCAAAGGAAAAGTAGTTGACGGCACTTTTACAATTCCAAATCCTGCTGATCCAACGGCAACTCTAAATCCTGTTACTGGCATTAGCAACTACGAATATGAAGTTCGCAAGAACAATAAAAAGAGAAGTATCTATCTATTAAAACCAAGATACTTACAACAGTTCTTGAATGATATGAGAGACATCTTTACATATCAAAAATCTTCTCAGTATATTAACGAAAAATACATTCAAACTGAGAATTTAAACATCACTCTTCCATAAGAGTTCTAGTTTCTTATCAAACATCATAACATATCGGTGCTTGCGGGAGCGTTCTTTCCATTCTCCCTCAGCACCTTTTACTTTGCCACGAGAGTGCTTAGTTCCGTCTGAATAGTAGAAATCTTTTTTTGGTTCTGTAAGACCACAATACTTAAAGTTACAAGCGCGATAGATTGTGCCAATATGAAAATCGTTATCAGCGTAAGAGATGATTGCTTTAACTTTAGTATCCTTTCGTAACTGTTTAATCGCTCTTGAAACAAACCAAGAAGTGATATTATATTCTGATTGTTGGGTTTCAGGGTGTATGCAAAGTCGTGAAAGTTCAAATAGTCCCTCTTGCTCATCTCTCCTTAAACCAAATGCTCCTTGTGCTATTTCTGGGACAGGGAGTCCAGTAAAAATACAGACTCCCTTAATACCACCAATATTCAGTGGACTGAAATCATTGCTCTCATATAAACCGTAGTTGTATCCAGATTTAAAAGACTTAGAAAAGTCCTTAAGATAATGAAACCGCAGAAGTAACTCTGCGGCTTCGGATTTACTTACTCGATCGATATGGTAATTAGATTTCACTTGAACAGTAAGTTAAAATATGCTGCCACAACTAAAAGTGTAAGACAGATTTGGTTGTATTTCATCGACCGAATTTACGATCCATACGAAGTTTAATATAATACATGCCGATGATCCAGAGGGAGAAGAGAAACCCTTCTCCGTAACTTAGATTCATCCAGGCATCTAGTGCCTCGCCCATCACTCTTCTGCCAGTCGTGCGAAGTAGGACATTGCGTCATCATCATCTTCATCAGAGGATGAGGAGACAGTGCGAGTGGGTTGAAGAGTATTCAGTTCATCGCGGAGATCTTCGGTAAGATCACGAGAAGAACCACGGGTGTTCTCTTCCTCATCAAACTCTTCAGGATCCTGATAACGAGGAGTGCCCTTGTTACCCAGCACATAGTCCAGACGCTTCTTCAGATCATCATAGGACTTGAACTGATCGGCAGCAACGAGTTCGGCAAGAGAATACTCTTTCTTCCAGATTGCTTCCATAGCGTCATCATCGTCCAGAAGTGCATCAGGACGGGCAAACTCAGAAGAGTCATAGTTGCGGTAACCAGCAACGTTCTTTGCCTTCAGTTTGAAGTTAGCACCCTGCCAGAAATCGAACGGATCGATTGCTTCCTCATCTTCAAACTCAGGTTGCATAGCAGCAGTGAGTTTGTCGAAGATCTTCTTACCGAACTTGAACAGGAACACACGACCTTCATTGGAAGGATTAGCAGGATCCTTGACCACATAGATGTTTGCCATGTAAGTCAGTTTGCGCTTCTGCTTGCGTGCTGCTTCCTTACCAGCATCGGTGCCGTTGTTCCACAGCATCGTGTTGTACTCGGACACAGGATCCTTCTGACCAAGAGTAGTCAGAGAGTTCTCAATATACCAACCACCAGGACCTTGGAAGGCGTGACTGTAGAGTTTCACGAAAGGAAGGTCCTCACCATCAGGAGCGGGAAGGAAACGGATAACGGCATAACCGTTGCCGCTCTTATCACATTCCAGTTTCCAGAGACGCTCATCGCTGCTGGAACCACCATTGTTATTCATTTTTTCGACTTCCTTGACCAGTTTCGCGGTCAGGTTGCCAAGCTTAGATTGCTTTTTAAGGTCGGAAAACGACATTTGGATTACCTCGGATTAATTGGATTCGGGGGATTTACTCGGATAGTATAGCAAGGATGCCCTCAGTCGTCAAGATATTGCTTGAGGGATTCGATTGTTTGACTCATACTATTGAATAAAACAGACATATCGGTTTCTGCGGGAAATCCCATCAAAGAAACCGACTTGCGTAGGTTCTCTTTCATCTCAACCGCTTGTGGATCGTCTGAAAGAGATACTCTAGTATACATCACTCTTTGCTTTTCTAGCAAGGTTTGGAGTTTCTCAATGTGTTCTAATTTGGTTTCATTAGACATTGAACCAAAACTCAATATACTCCCATAAATTTGCTCTTGAAGTTTATTGATCTCTTTTAGTTCGTCTTGAATAATATCAGACTCAAAGAATTCACTCATTTTCGGTTGCTACCAACTGCTCCTCTTTAGAAGCTTCGATTTGCTCCAGAACTTCAATTGCACCATTAAGACGCATAACAGTATTTCTGATAGTTTCAAACTGGTCAATTGCAGCTTGACGCTGCTCTTTCAATTGTGCAAGAACTGCATTATTTTCAAGTGCCATAAGAAATAATCTCCTTCAAAATTTTTTTGTAATTAAACACGTCAATATTTATGAACGGACTATACTTTTTGATTTTCAAACTTACGGTTTCCCACACTGGATCATCCAACTTTTTATCAAAGTTTTTTGAGAAATGGAATATTTTGTCGTAAATTACGAAGGTTTCTAGAGATATACTCCCGCTTAGAAACTTTTTGAGTATCAGGGGGTGTCCCTTGGTACATTTGAACAAACTCTCTAACTCGTTCTCCGATAACAATTCGTTGCTTTGCTCTTTGAACAAGTACGTCAAACTCTGTTGGCGTCTCCTCCACTCGGAGTAATTTCTTTCGCCAGAATTGATAATTTCGCCAATCCATAGGTTTTGCGGGTTGTCGGTGGCAGTGAAATTAGATACTAAAAAATCTACGACTTCTTTATCAGAATACTTACGCGAGGTCTTTTCAAACCAGTACTTATCCTTTCGTTTATTGAAAGAAGTCATACTGGCACGAGTCCTCGCACCGTATTTGAAGAAATCGTATTTTGGATTTGTGAAGTGATTCTTTAGTGACAAATAATGTTGATAAGTTTCAAAGGGAGTCACGGTCATAGAGGAAGTTTTGCTCTCGATGTTCTCTTCATAAAGTTGAGGCGTGTTGCATCCCACTTCAATCTCTCTTTAAGAGGTTTTGAAACGAGTTTCGTGATAGATTCTACCTCAAGATTATTGATTTCGCAATAGTGGCAAATAGCATCAATGTAGTTGAAGTTTTCTTCTGCTACAATTTTTTCTATTTCCAGAGCAAATTTAGAAGGAGTCAAAAACTTACTTTCTATTGCTTGTTCTAGTTCTTTATTGGGTTCCATAGAGTTCCAGTTTATCTCTAACAAACTTTCTAATATATTGTGTGAGAAGTTTGATGTACTTTGATTTGTCTCGTTCTTCATAGACGACGCATTCTCCATTTTCACATGCCATGATAATTACAAGTTTTTTGACTGATATGCCAGTCAGTTCGTACAGCATACAACCATATGCCATGCACTGTACAAAATAGTGTTCGATCCACTCTCGTGGTTTGGGTTTTTTAGAAGTCTTAAAATCGATTATTGCTAACTCGCCGTCATATTCAGCGATACAGTCAACCGTGCCTGCAATGCCCAGTTGCTTACTATATAGGGAACCTTCTAAGGCGTAAATATTATTTATACGTTTTAGGTCTGTTTTTGAGATTTTGAATAAGAAATCTGACATTGGTTGAACCTTTGGTAGTTCCTCATTTTTGAGGTGATGTTCTACCAAGGTGTGCATATCTGTACCACGACTTGTTGCTTTCTTCGTGATACGATCCGCTTCTTCATCACCAACTTTTTTGCGCCAGTTGATAAAGATCTCCTTATTAAAATGACTGGTCACCGATGTAATCGAGACCAGTCGGAGAAGTTCTTCATCATCTGGAACTTTATAGTACCTTACTCCATCAATAGTCTCCCTCTCAAGTTGAGGGAGATCAATATCAACATGATTGAACATTAAAAACCTGCTTCCATTTTAGCAATAATGTATTCTTTAACGAGACCAGAACGTACAATGTCATCTACACCAAATTCAATTAAATCGAAGGATGGCATTTTACGCAAGATATTCATAAAATCATGAATACCATTACGCTCGTTTGACTTCTGCAAATCAGACTGAACAGCATCACCACAGAAGCAAATTTTGGTATTTTCACCAACACGAGTAATTATACTATCCAATTCGTGAAAATTCAAGTTTTGGTATTCATCAACGATAACAATAGCATTGTCAAGTGTAGTTCCACGAAGGAACGAAGTAGACCAGAACTTGATAGTTTCTTGTGATTTGAGATTGCCGTAGAGCATTTCAAAGTCAGCATCACTAGGCATCTGGAACATGTACTTCACCATATTCTTATATGGGATTTGGTAGATGTCTGCCTTATCTTCATGGGATCCAGGGAGAAAACCGATCTCTCTGGTTGCTACAAGCGATCGTACAAGGTAAATACGCTCATAAGGTGTGGTCTCATCCAATACATCTTGAAGTGCGTTGTAGAGCGTAATAAAGGTCTTACCAGTACCAGCACAACCATAAGCAACAATGTGCTTACCATCTTTATATGACTCAAACAGAGTTTTTTGGTTTTCTGTAAGTGGTTCAATATCTACCAAATAGTCACTATTAAGAGGTTTTTTCCTCTTCATCTGCTTTGCCGTGAGTCCAACCCCGATGGGTTGCTCTGCAGATGATCTTTTTCTTCTTGCCATTAGATTTTCTTTACTCTAGAACGAGGTGCTTTTGCTGCTTTACCTAGGACATCATTCCAACCAGGATTCTTGGCGATGAGTTTATCTCGCCACTCTCCAACTTCCCCAGGTTGTGGACAAGTAGATGGATCTGACCAATCCCGTTGCCAATCGGGATTGTCTTTACACCACTGAGACCAGTCGTGAACACTCATGCTCACTTCTTTCTGCTCTCCAGTTTCTTTGTGAATAACAGGATAAGTCGCCATAGTTACAAATTCAAGATGATTTATTTAGACCCACTCCAGTGCTTCTGCCACTGTGGGAAACTGCTCTGAAAAGATTTTCTTACATGCTTCTGCGATATCCATGTGCTCTTTCTGGGTTCCATTAGCAGAACGCAGTTGAATGTAATGAATCCAAGAACGACAGGAACCAGACATATAGAGTCGGGTAGGAGTTGCCAGAGGAAGCACAAAGCGAGCACACTCTTTGGCAATACCCTCATCAAGCATCGTTTGATACAATGCCATCGCGTCCCTGAAGTGATCCTGCATCAACATTTCATACTTCTGCTTGACGAAAGGATCAATGTCGTCAATAGAATTCTGACGATTCTTGGTATCTTGACGACGAAGTTCTGGGAGCGGGATCGTCTCCGAGAGTAGGGAAGAATCAGCATAGCGTTGCGAAAATTCTTGATATGTGAAAGAACGGTGCCGCAAAATTTGAGCTGCCAGACCACGAGTAGTCTCAATCTCAAGCGTCATGAACGACTGTTCAAAGACACTCCAGTGGTTGTGCTTAATACAATAACCCAACAACTTAGCATAATTGGGATTTTCCTGATTATTAGGATTGCTCACACGAGCAACATATGCCATTGTTTGCTCCGCATCAGGAGTCACACTAACCAGTTTTACACTCATTTACCAAATCCTTTCGATGTTTTCTTTTCTATTTCTGCGAGTTGCTCTTTCAACTCACGAAGTTGTGCCTTCATCTCTATGATCTTTTCTTCTGTATAGAGATGATCTTGCTTGATTAGGCGCTCAAGCAACTTGATAAGTTTTTTAGATCTACTAACCATTAGTCTGGGTATCCATCGTCGTCATCAAAGATTTCATCATAGTCGTGAAGTCCTCCTTTTACATCCTCATAGTTCAAATAACTCTGAGTATCAGAATAAACTTCTGCTTTAAGAGAATCTACAAGAAGTTCAAGATTACGGACGATGAGTTTAAGTTTTTCTTTGTCCATGAGATACGGTTCTCTCAAGCAATTATACACAAAAAAAGAGGGTTCGTCAAGAACCCTCAGATCTTAATAAGTTTTCAAACCATTCTCGCAGATGGATTCGGTAACATGACCAATAGTTACATCCCCGATATTTGAGTTGATAACATGATGGTGGTCTGTTATCTCTATCCATATCATCGTAATGATACCGATAGTCTTCCATTTTACTTCCTCGTTAGAAGAAGTACTTCTCCGTATAACAAGCAAATAAAAGCAACGCTAAAAAGGGTTCCGAACCCAGCTACTTGAAGTGCTTGCATGGTTTTACTTATTGTAAGTGTGACCGCGATAGCAGAATGTTCCGTGAATTTCGTCAACACCTTGCTGACACTCATACTTAACACCACGATAGGATGTCATAGCAATTTGTGCGTCGTGCAGTGCTGATGCTTTCTGGATCTGCTTTTTGATCAGAGTGAGTGTGTTCATTTGTCGTACCTGAAATACTAGGGTGAGTTTTAAGTCTCCCGTTCCTTCAGTCGTTTGCGTCCTGTGCTTCAAAACACTTAGGGTCTGTATGTTCCATCCAATGGATGTAGATATCAGCCTTTTCAAAAGGAGTGAAGAGAGTTGTCTCATCTAATCCTTGCTTCAACCATTTCAAATCTTCACAGCGAAGATAATTCTCCACTGGGACATGACTAAAAAAGATGAGTGCTAATGATAACATAGGATGAACGCTCCGTTCCGCGACTTACTTGCGTCCTATTCGCTATTCGCAAATAGCGAATGGGATGAACGTAAGGGTATTATACCCCTAATGTGAGTATTTATCAAGTAAGTTCTGTAAAATACGATACAAAACCTTACAGAGCAAAAATTTTGCCGGGAATTTTTCCCTCGCTCAGGGAAATCACTTCCTCTTTTTGGTTTTGGGTGCTTGATATCCCCAGGTCTTTGGGTTGTGCCTACCCTCTCCGTACTTTATACCTTTAAGTCCTTCACGAAACTTATCCCAGTACATATCAAACACATTTACTGCCTTTTGACTTCTGGTCAAGTCAAAACATGTAATACCATCAACTTCATAGGTTACAATCCTTGCATCATTGGGGACGTCCTTGGTACACACCTGTTCCCAAGTTCCATTTTCAACTAGGATTTCACATCCATATTTCTTTCTAGAGTTTTCCTTTTCTGTAGGTGTCCAGTTATACATAAGGTCTTCCTTTACAGGTGCCTCTTCAGACACCCTTGCCGTGTTTCTTGCCATTATAAACACTCCAATTGGTATTATATATTACGAACGATTACCCCATTGAATATCAGGGAAAGCTTCCGCAACAATTTCTTTTGTAATTTTGTATTTTTCTCCTAGTCTCTTGTCCTTAGTAAGGATAAGGATCTCTGCTTCAAGCGGATGAAGACCTTGGAGAATATTAATAAACATAGTCTCTCTACGAAGAGAACTCAACCCATCGTTACCACCTTTAACAAAGTTGTAAAAACGCTTGAACTCTTTACGAATAGAAGACTTTCCTTGATCTTGTGATCCAAGAGAGTTAGAACCCAACTCATTCATCTTGGAAACAGCATCACTAACTTTCTCTGATAGAGTGCCACTGAAAGAATTCTGCTCATCAGTTCCAGCATATGGAACATCACCAGGAGGGAGAAGACTAACTACACTCTCATCAAAGTTCCAGATCAATACAACCTTAGTGGCAGGATCATTAAACTTACGCAATGCCTCAACCTTCCTTGCTTTTGTCCTTTCTGAAGAAACTACATTCAGAATTTCATATACGAAAGGATTAGTAGGAAGGTCGGGGATTGGTTTTTGTGCTGCCTTTGGTTTGGTTGCTTTAGCAGCAGGTTTTGCCTTACTCGTCGATGTCTTCTTCGTCGTTTGTCTCGTAGTCATGATAGTTTTCAAAGTTAAATGCGATCACCTCATCTGGTATCAGGTTACCCTGACTGTCAAACATTTCGGGGTGAGGTCTTGGTACTTCCCGATAGTTCATCATGTATTCTCTTGCCACCCAACCTGCCATTACTCCCACTACAAGAAACAATACGGTTAGAAATGAACCGAATACTAAACTAACTGCTAACATTTCTTTTACCTCGGGAAACTACTTTTCTCTTCCTTGTTTTTAAGGAGAATTCGAAATAGATGGTAACTTCCCTGTTCAGAAAGCAAACCATCTTCTCAAAAATTACATGTAATGGTTGAGTTTGCTTTCTTTTACCTCCATGAAGAATAAGTTCAACCCCGCGATTAACACGGATCTTGCTTTTATTTATGTTGTTATCAGACGATTCGTTGCTCTTTGAGGAATTTGATTGTGTCAACTGATCCTCCTAGTTTCTTTTCGTCACAAATTACCTGAGGAAAAGTAGATCCTTCTCCAAATTCAGAATAGAACTCTTCCTTAGTAAAGTCCCTATCAAGAGTATAAACCACAAAGGTGCTTCCCGTCAACTCAAGAACTTGTTTTACCTTTGAGCAATAGGGACAATCTGGTTTGGAATAAACAGAAAAATTCATAAATTGATTTCGAAACATTTTTTGATAGATTATATATGGTAAATGATATAGTGTCAATATTATTCTACATTATCAAATGTTGGAAGAAGATCATTCACATTTTGTTGAATCAGAACATCATTCGAAAAATCATACGTGCAGATTCTTCTCTTACGAACCAAATCTACATCATCATATGCTACAACAATATAGTGTTCATATGTGCCAACTAGTCAGATATGCCATAATTGATTACAATTTTCAGATATTATATAAGTTTTGGTTCTGGTCCTTCAGGTTTAGGATTATTTTCTTTGACTGCGTCGATAGCAGCAATCCAAGCACCATTAGATAAATTACCAGACTTTATATCGTGGTAAAGCATATCCAACTGGTCTTTAACATGTGGATACTCTTTCTCACGAGTTCTCTCATAGAGATAGTAGTTATAAATTTCTACTTCTCTTACAATTTCGGCTTCAACTTCTTCCCAAGTGGGTGGTTCTCTACCTTCATCATCTTCCCACCCAACAAAGGTGGTATTTGATAAGTCCCAACGGGCACCTGGACGAAGTGTATTGATAGCGGTATCTACACCAGGAACTGGGTACTCGATACCCTTAAACTTTCTGTAAGCCATATAATCAAATAAGTGATATACGATGTTATTTAGATCGTAAATAAATACCGTAGTTATATCAAATACTTTGAAAATAGTAATTGTTGGTGCGGGTAATGCTGGGTGTCTTACGGCATTACATTATGCTTGGCATACAAGAAAAGATGAATCTATAGAAATAGAATTAAGATATAATCCAAACATTCCCACAGAAAAAGTAGGACAGGCAACAGTACAAGAACCACCGAAACTTCTATGGGCAGCAACAGGATTTGATTGGTACAGCAATCCAATTCATGCAACGTTTAAAACTGGAATACTGTATGAGAATTGGGGAAAGAAGCATGAAAACTGGTTCCACCCATTCTCTGCGGACCAAATGGCAATGCACTATTGTCCAAAAGAGATGCAAGATTATGTGCTAGGTTGTGGTCTATTCAAAGTCGTAGAAGATGATGTAAAAGATATATCAAACATTGATGCTGATTACATCTTTGATTGTAGGGGAAAACCAGAAGATTACGCCGAGTATGATCTTCTTAATCACCCAATCAATTCATGTATTCTCGCAAAACCAAATTGGGACACTGAGAAAGTTTCTTGGAGTCGACATGTGGCAACTCCAGATGGATGGACATTTGTAATTCCAACGGTTAAGGAGTCACCATCAAATCCATACTGCGTTGGATATTCTTATAATGACAAGATAACTTCAAAAGAAGAAGCAGAAAAGAATATGTTGGATTTGTTTGATGTAGAGATAACCAAGCATGTATCCTTTAAGAATTACATCGCTAAAAATCCAGTTATAGATGAAAGAATTATCTTGAATGGAAATAAATTCTTCTTCTTTGAACCACTAGAGTCAACATCAGTTCAAAGTTATCTTGTATGGGCTAGAAAAGTTTATGATGTAATCATTGATAAGAAAACTACCTGGCAGAAAGCAACAGAAGATATGATGAATTACTTAGATGAAACCAGAAACTTTATTCTCTGGCACTATCACTTTGGTTCAAAGTATGATACTCCTTTCTGGGACTATGCCAAGACAATAACATTCAAAGATAAAAAGTTTGGTGCAATCTTAGAGTACATAAAGACAACAAACCACCATGACATTCTACCAGAAAGTTATGGTGGTTCGACCTATGATAGTTCAAAGTATTCTCAGTGTTATCTATGGAGTCTTAAGAACTGGTATGATGGTATGACTATGCGTCAGGATCATCCTCATCAGGTGGCTCTGTTAAAATGAATTCAGCATACTCCTCTGCGGTTTTCCAAAGGATCCAAGTCTGTGTTGCTTCGTCCCAATCATATTGCCCACCATCAGTTGGATATGGTAGTGGTGGTTCCCAATCACAGGTATCCTCATTCAAAGTCCATGTATCAAAAGGTTTTGGTGGAATGAAAGCATCTCTATCTGGATCATAGGTCCCACCAATTACAGCATAATTTTTTCTTAAAGGTTGTTTTGCCGTACTTGGTTCTAAATCTTGATTAAGATATACACCTTGTCTGGTATTATAAGATGTTTGAACCCAAGTCAAATGTCCAGTATTGTTTATCAATCTTTGGATCGCGTTCTCTTCACTACGATTTCCTTCTCCATCTTCAAAAAAAGACTCATCAACAACGACAATATTTTTAACGACGTTGTTTAATCCTATTTGAGCAAAGTGTGCCATGTGATTATGAAAATTTGTTTTTTACATATTCAGTAGAAATATAAAGATTTCCACTTACTATTATTCTTTCTTTATTTATTTTATGTTGGGGCACTCTATGTTCAAGTAGAGATGGAAATATTAGAATATCCCCTTCTTTTGGGTGAAATTCAAACTCATTGAACACTAGTGGTGCAGATCCCTCTGGACAACGAACATAATATACAAAGGAATATGTTGCTGGAAAATGATGATGCGTTAAAGCATATTCATTTTCTCTGTAGATTAAACCCCATATATTACCAACCTCCCAGGAACCACGCCATAGTTCATTAAAGTTTCCATGATCATTTAAGCACGCAATAATATAGTCCATCAGTTTTTTAAATGATGGTGTTCTCATATTAAAAGAAGTCATGTAACATCTACATGAAGTGTTCTTGTTTTGAACATCTCCACTACTTCTTATATCTTTTTCTAGTTCATCATTCAATTTCTCAAAGTAGGGATATTTAAACTCATATATCCCTACTTTTTGATTTACTTCAATTAAGTGCTCCATCAACCGGAAAGATATCTAACAATAACAATTCCAGATCCACCATTACCACCACCTGAGTTTGGTCCTACGGTTCCACCGCCGCCACCACCTCTATTTGCTAGACCACTTCTTGGGGATTTACCTGGTCTTCTACCTCCACCATATCCAATTCCATTAGTCGGAACTTCTGGATCTGGTCTACCATTTCCTGGTTCTCCACCACCAGCATAACCAACAGAAGATCCAGAAATACTATAAGTTAATCCTCGACCAGAAGTGGAAGCATTCCATCCAACGGTTCCAGTTGGTCCTCCTTGTCCGGCACCACCACCACCGCCACCACCATATCCAGGTGCTCTCCATCCAGGATGTCCCCATCCAGAACCAGGAGAATTAGAACCATCGGTTCCTCCAGTGGAAGAGTTGGTTGAACCGCCGTTTTGTGGTCCAGGGTCAGCCCATCCACCACCACCACCTGAACCGCCACTCTGACCGCCGCCAGCAGATGGTCCTTGCATACCAATTCCACCACCACCGCCGCCAGGGGAGGTAATAGGACCGAATGTAGTGGTCCCTCCACCACCACCATTTGCTGAACCAGCACCACCAATGCTTACTGCATAACTTCCAACAGATACTGCAAAACTATTTGAATAATATAATCTTCCAGCACCACCTGCTCCTCCACCACCTAGTGTTCCGGGAGGAGCAGATCTATGCCCAGCACCGCCGCCACCAAGAACTAAAACTTCAACAGATCCAGCACCTGCGGAAGTAACCTGAAATGTATCTGGACCAGAAGTAAATGTATGAATTTTATATCCACCAGAAGTTGTTACTGTTCCACCAGATGCTTGTAGTGTTCCTTGGTCACCAATTGCCTGCCAAGCTGATCCAGTATAGATTTCAACATTTCCACTGGTCGTATTATAAACAACCATTCCAGTGGTAGCACTTAAGGAATTTCTCTGTGAAGTAGTTACAGAACTAATTTCAATATTATTTGAATTTAATCTGGTTGCCATATCAATTATTACCTTTAAGATTATTTATTTCTTCTTTAAGTAAATAAATTTCAGATCTAAGTTCTTTAATTGCTTCAACTAAAAGAGCAACAAAGTTTTGATACGCAACTGACTTTGGATCATCACCAAATACAAGTTCAGGAATAATATTTTCAACCTCTTGTGCAATAAATCCAAGAGAATGTTGTCCATTTTCTTTATAATCAAACTCAACACCCCTTAATTTACAAACTTTTTCAAGAGCATCTGCAATAGTTGTAATGTTAATTTTGAGTTTAATATCAGAATTGGATGTTACTGATCCAGCACAAGTTAAGTTTGTTCCATCAAAAGTTAGATTACTAGAAGTAGTTGCTACGTTAGATCCATTTTTGTAAAGAACTTGGTTTGCTGATCCAGCAACTGGTCCAGGTATGCCTTGAATACCCTGAACACCTTGAGTACCATAAGTGCCTTGAGTACCAGTGATTCCCTGAGTTCCATTAGTACCTTGAGCACCTGTAATTCCTTGAATACCCTGAGTTCCTTGAGTACCCTGAGTTCCATTAGTACCCTGAGTTCCTTGAGTACCCTGAGTTCCTTGAGTACCCTGAGTTCCATTAGTACCCTGAGTTCCATTAGTACCCTGAGTTCCTTGAGTACCCTGAGTTCCTTGAGTACCCTGAGTTCCATTAGTACCCTGAGTTCCTTGAGTACCTTGAATACCTTGGATGCCCTGAGTACCTGTAATTCCTTGAATACCCTGAGTTCCTTGAATACCTTGAGTGCCTTGAACACCCTGAAGAGCAGCATTGGAAATAGTTGCCTTCTTTAAGTCTCCAACATCAGCATCATAAAGAAGAATATAATCGCTACCAGATGGTTGTCCAGAAGTTAGTTCAGCGCGATTACTAATAACTCCAGCACCAACAGTAGTCAGAGAAGAATTGGTAACTCCTGCTCCAAGAGTGGTCGCTGAAAGAACATCAGCACTGTTAATCTTATAAGTTCCACCAGTATATACATCTATTCCTCCAGAAACAACATCTACTCCAGATTGGAATGTAGATACACCAACTACATTTAGACCACCATCTGTGATTCTAAGACCAGAACGAGCGGTAGAAATATAAACCGCATCAACGTTAGTAACGTCTTCATAAACTAATGTACCAAGAACGGTAAGATCTCCACTAACTTCTGCATTACCAGTAATACTTACACCACCAGAAGTGGTCTCAAATTTCTTATCACCGAAAGCATAGTATAACTCTACACCTGCATTATCAATAAACTTTGCTATAGGTTGATTTCCACCAGTTCTAATTTCGGTAGAATTACTTTTTATCCATAAAGCACTACTAGCGCCAGTTTCCTGAATATAACTTGTACTCCCATCACTAAAGATTTCTAAATCTACACCATCACCAAATCTCAGTTTATCATTATCACCAAGATTTACATTACCTTGGAATGTGGCGATACCAGCAACTTCTAATTGATTAAATGATGCTGTTGTGGTATGAATTGTTACTCCAGATCCAACACTAATTGTATTAGTATCTCCATTAAGAGTAACCGAAGATGAACCAACAGTAAGAACACCAACGATACGAGCATCACCAGCAATACTTAGATCATTACCAACAAAAAGATTATCTTGTGTGGTAACAATGCCAACGAATGTAGAAACACCAGAGACATTCAGTTGATCAGTATCTGTTGTTCCTGTTACATCAATACCAGTAGACTTGGTAGCAAACTTCTGAATGCCATAATGGGAAAGAATAACCTCACCAGTAAGACCATTTGCATGGATGTATCCAGTCGTGCCTGAACCTGAACCATTGTCGGCAGAAATATAGATACCCTTGTCAGCAGCGGCATTTCTAATTATTAAGTGATCAGTAGTGTTGATAATGTAACTGCTAGTATTATGATAAATCTGTAAGTCTTGACCAGCACCAAATATTATCTTATCATCATCACCAAGATCTACATTACCTTGGAATGTAGAGACACCAGAAACATTCAGTTGGTCAGTCTGGATCGTTCCAGTTACGTCAATACCATAGTTTTGCGTTTTAAGTTTTTCGTTCTCGTCTTGATAAAGTGAAATGTATTTACCAACCTGCTCACCATCATCAAATACAGAACTTGGCCACGTTTTTAAATATCTGGTTCCACCATTGTCTGCAATGTCGATATAATCACTACCACTACTTCCAGATCTTATAGACAAAGGAGTCCCACTTTGCGCCTGAATGTAATTTCTGCCTGGAGAACCAGATTGGTGCCGAATGTATAAATCATAGCTAGCACCAAAATAAAGTGAATCATTATCACCAAAATATGCATCACCTTGGAATGTAGAAACTCCTACTACATCTAATCCACCACCAGTGATTCTTAGACCAGATCTTGCCGTAGCGATACCAACAGAATCAACATTAACTACGTCCTCATAAGTAAGAGTTCCACCAACCGTTACATCACCACTGAATGATGCACTAGTAGCAGTAAGAACACCAGATATTCTTACATTATCCAGTTCTGTATGCCCATCTACATCTAGATCACCAGAAGCACTTAAATTTCTTGTAGTAATATCTTCTCCAACTGATCCTCCACCTTCAACATTAAGTGTTGATGCATGGAGAGTACCTCCAACATAAAGATCGTTTTGGAACGTACCAACTCCAACAAATGTGGATATTCCAGCGTCTACGATATTTCTACTATCATCAACAATAGTAGAATTAGAAATCTTAATTGCCATCTACCGTCCTCGTTTGCACTAGGTAGTTTTTAGTATTTAGGAAATCACTCCAGTGCAGATATTCTTTGTTCGAGTTCTTCTATCTTTTGTTGTTGTTCTTTTACAACTTCAATCAAAAGACCCACTAAACCATTGTAATTTACACCCTTCTTAGTATCACCATAAACCAATCGTGGCATCACTGCTTCAACTTCCTGTGCTATGATACCAGCAGAAGGTAATCCACCTTGGGATTCTATCCAATCAAAGGTAACTCCACGAATCTGAGAAACTTTTCCGATTGGATCATCAATTACTGCAATATTTTCTTTGAATCTTTCATCTGAAGTGGTATTGAAGTCTGCTGCTTGTACTGTTCCTTGAGCAAAAATAGTTCCAACAAAAGTAGAAACTCCAGTAACATTTACCTGGTTAGTAAATGTAGTTCCAACAACTGTTACTCCATACCCTGTGGTTTCAAGTTTCTTAGAACCATTATAGAAGAGTCTTACAGTTCTTCCAGATCCATCATTAAGTGCTTCAACCCAATTCTCATTTGATTGTGATGGGTTTTGAAGTTTTAAATCTTGACCACGGAGAAGTAGTGTTCCTGTAGAACTATCTTCATGAAGAATGAGGTTATCAGTGTCAGAATATAACCACCCATCATTATCATTTCCAAAATAAATTCTATTGTTATCACCAAAGTATGCGTTATCATTAAAGGTTGAAACTCCAGTTACCTCAAATCCACCACCAGTAATTCTTAATCCAGATCTGGCAGTGGCAATACCAATAGAGTCTTGATTGGTAACGTTCTCATAAGTAAGGTCGCCAAGAACTGTTACGTTTCCACTGAACTCAGCACTAGTGGCAGTGAGAATACCAGAGATATTAACATTATCAAGTTCAGCATGTCCAGTGATGTCAACACCACCTACTGTGGTTTCAAATTTCTTGGAGTTGTTGTAGTAGAGTGATACCTCAGCATTTTGATTTGCCTCTATTGCCAGTTCATTAGAGTTTGATCTTATATGAACACTACTTCCATCTAAGTATAGTCTTCCTGTTCCAATCTCTCTAATAAAACTATGACCTCCACCATGGTAAATCTGTAAATCATCACCATCACCAAAATACAATCTATCATCATCACCAAGATATACATTATCTTGGAATGTAGAAATACCAGAAACAGTAAGATTTCCTCCATTAACATCTAAACTTCCATTGATAATTGTCTTATTAGATGCTGCAGGATCAATGTTAATGTTACCAGTAGTTGAAGAGAATGTATTAGCAGCAAGTTGAAGGTTACCAACAGTTAAACTTGTTGGAGTAATGAGAGTTTGATTCGAAACTCCATCAGTAACAACCAGGTTTCCAACATTCTCTAGGTCGTAAGATGTAGAGGCAAAACTTACTTGCCCAGTTTCTTGATTGATATAAAGAGAATCGCCAACTCTAAAGTCTCCAGATTGATCAATACTTACAAAAGAAACTTGACCACTGTTAAGTTCAACTACTTCATTAGACTGTACTACAAGTGTTGCGTCATTGGTAAAATCTTTACCTGTTCCAACATGATTAAAGTTAGTAGCAAATAGTCTTAACTGAACACCAACCCCATCCGCAACAACACCTTGAGATCCATATTCAACGGCACAACCGACTGAACGCATCTCAGCACCAAACATAGTATAGTCGGCAAGAGTAATAGCACTAGCAATACCAGTTTGAGTTACGCCATCAGATTGGAAGAACCTAACATCCTGTGTGGTTCCAATACCAACCGATGTAAATGTACCATATCCTTTACCACTAATTCTAGCGTAATCAGTATTATAATTAGTGATCGTACCAACAGCAACTACTGAACCACCAGAGTCATAAAGTTTAACAACATCATTAACTGATGGTGTTACTCCAGGAGTTCTAAACTTAAGTCTTGTTTCAGCAGTACCTGCAATACCAACCGTACCACCAAGACCAACAATTGCCTGAGAAGCAAAGTAGTGGAAGCAGTTTAGGTATTCTGCACGAGCACCATTTGTTAGGATGATACCTTTGTTGTTTGGTGTAAAGAATGTTACTTCATTGAAAAGCATTCCTGCTTCTAATGAATTACTTGCTACCTTAGATCCATCAACTAACGCACCTCTACCTGCCAGGTATGTTGTTGGTGGATTATCAGGAGTATCATATCCATATGGATCACTTGTAGTTACTGTAGATCCAGTATTAAGAACAGTTACTCTCTGGATATAAGGACTTCTAGTCGTGATTGCGATACCAGTTGCATATGCGAAAGCATATCCTGTATCGGTAGAAGAATTATAGAAAGAATCTTTAATAGTAAAGTCTTCTAATGTAGAGATATCATTTAGTTCAAATACATTATTAGTCTTTGTAGCATCTGAAGGTTTAATTGTTGTTGCTCTTAAACCAGCACCCTTAACAGTTACTCCTCTAGGAACTGTAAGAGGGCAAGTTTCCTCATAAGTACCAGCAGAAATGTTGATTATGTCACCATTCGTAACAACACTCAGTGCCTGTGCAATGGTGAGATATGGTTCATTAATATTATCACCAGAATTCGAGTCGCTACCAGTTGTAGCAACATAGTAAGTCTTTCCAAGTGCATTAAGATCACCATCAAATCTGGTTGCCGTTGCGACGCCAGATACATTCAATGCATCAAGTTCAGTGTGTCCATCAACATCTAGTTCAAATGCAGTAACAATACCACTAATATTAACGTTATCAAGTTCAGTATGCCCATCAACATCAATTGTATCAACACCATTGTTAAAAGTAGCAACTCCAACTACATCCAATCCACCACCAGTGACTCTGAGACCAGAACGAGCGGTGGCAATACCAACAGAATCTACATTGGTTACGTCCTCATACTTAAGGACACCACCAACAGTTACATCACCACTAAATGATGCTGTGGTTCCTGAAATCTGACTAGCAAAGGTAGAAATACCATTTGTATATAAGTTTCTAGTTACAATATCATCACCAATCGAAGCTCCTCCACCACCAGATCCAGCAGTAAGAGATCCAGCAATAAAAAGATCACTTTGGAAAGTTCCAACTCCAGCAACTGTAAAACCGCCATCAAAATATGAAGACGTTTGAGTAATAGTTACTCCAGATCCAATATGAACGCTGTTATTATCACCATCAATAACTACAGAAGAAGATCCAACAGTTAATATACCAGTAATCCTAGCATCACCATGTACATCTAATGCATAAATTGAACTTGCTGTTGTTGTTGAAACACCAAGATTTGCCGTAGTGCTAATACCATTAACACCTGATACCCAATATCTACTACCCTGAACCCCTTGAATACCTTGAATGCCTTGAGTACCCTGAACCCCTTGAACACCCTGAACGCCGGTGGTTCCTTGAGGTCCAGCAGATTCAAAGGTAACTACATCTACAATATCTCCAGCAACTAATGCAGAATTTAGAATTAAAGTATTACCAGCAGAAGTTGTGTATTCTGTCGTGGTTAAGTGGACGCCATTAACAAAGACATCCATAGAACCAATCAGTGCATAATTTACACTGAAGTTGGTTTGTCCTTCTGTTGCTACAAATCTATATTCATCCCTATCAAAGTTAGAACCTTGAATACCTTGAATACCCTGAACACCTTGAACTCCTTGTGTTCCTTGAGTACCTTGAGGTCCTAGTTGGCCAAGTCTTTTCCAGGATGACCCATTCCACTGCCATCTATTGCCATTGGCAACGTAAATGTCATTTATAGATGGACTTAACGGAAAATCTAGTGCTGCTGCCATCAGGGATTATCTCTATTTATTTACGATGTGATATTCTATTTTAGTTATTTATGTCAACGAATTACATGCCTAATAATTCTCTAAGATCATTAACAGACAAACCAAGTTTATCCAACTTTCTTTGCGCTTCTGTCTTATAAACCCACCCTTGAGTATTATCAGATTGGTAAAGTTCTTCATCCCATTCGAAGACTACTCCAGTGGTTTGTACACTACTATCCGTTAGATAATTTCTGAAGTTACTAGGATATGGAATTGGGGGAATCCAATCATGAGAATTTCTATCGTAAGTCCATGAAGTATACGGTTGTGGTGGAAAAAACTTATTATTTTCTCTATCATAAGTGTATCCTGTTACAGCTGTTCTTTCTCTTTCAGATTTCATCTCTTCGGTTAGATCGGGATAAGTATTATCATATCTGAAAGTTCCATCGAGATTTAAATTTAAATATGATTTAACAGTTTCTGAAGCTGAAATTACCCACTCACCACCATATTTTCTTACACACTCACTTAAACCATAATCCAAATCAATTTCATTTGTTTCTGGATTTGTGACATCATTATCATCAAGATGTATAACTCTTTCAACTATATTATTTTCATTTATTGAGGCAAAATAATGGTTTGACATTTTCTTACGCTTGATAACCTTCTACTTTAATTATAACAATTCCTGGGCATCCAGCGCCACCAGAAGCACCTCCAGTAGTGCTTCCACCACATTCAGAACCACCGCCGCCACCGCCGCCACCGCCGCTAAATCCAGTTCCACCGCCGCCGCCACGAGCACCATTACCACTATACTCACAAAGACCAGCAGCCTGATTTCCATCGGTTCCATTTCCTGGAGTTGGAACAGCAGGTGCTAAAGAAGTTGGTAAAGCACTACTTCTTGTTATAACTAAACCACCGCCGCCACCGCCGCCACCGTTTCCAGCAAACGAAGATCCACCGTTTTGACCACCAGGTCCACCATTTCCATTAGAAAAAGTATAGTCTGAAAAGAAAGGAGACCAAGGACTAATAGTATATGAAGCATTGGTGCCAGCAGGACCTGCGTAAGCACCACCACTTCCTGGAGTACTAGGTCCACCAGAATATGGTCCGCCACCAGGAGAAGAACCACCTGGAAATAAAGAACCAGGAGCAGATGGAAGAGTGATTGGAACAGAAGATCCCAAAGTCGCTATTGTATTGTTCAATTTATATACTAGTGTTCCACTAGCACCACCTCCACCAGAACCACCACCAGAGTCACTACCACCATTACCTGGTGATCCACTACCACCCGATCCACCTGGAGTTAAGTGTATAACATCAACTCTGGCATCGGGAGCAAAAGAAATATCTGCTGTTAAATTTGCTGTTCCAGGAGAAGTAAATACAAAATATTGTGTCTCCCTATTCATATTTTTAACTGAAAGCCAACCACCTTCTCCAGAATAAGATTCTATGGAAGAAGTGGTTGAGTTAAAAATAACAGTACCTATAGCAGTTCCAACACCAGCATTTCTACCAGCACTATCAGTAGAAGCAATACCAAGGTAACTTTGTGATAGATCTCTATTTCTGGACATTACAGAACTTTTTAGTTATTTATCTAACGTCATTCGCATACTGAACAAAAGGTCCTTGAGAATTAACGTAGTGAAGAAAGATCTGATGATGGTATGTATCATCTTCTTTTCTCCTAATCGTTCTCCAAAGATTCTTGACCTTGCTATGCCTACTTTCTAGTGGATCTCTCCAGTGCTCACGCTCGCAACCCTTATAAACAGCAGCATCACCATTCTTCATTACAACACATGACTCACTACCATCAGGTCTTTCAAACCAAATAGGCCAAGGTTTATCTGAGTTTGTACTAATTTGAAGAGTTACACTAATTTCACATGCTGGACGATCACTATGCCGACTTAACTCTTGACCAAGATAATAAAAGCGATCATAGAAATAAGTGGGAAGTAAATCAATGCCTAAGCATTTTTCTATTTCTTTACGAACAATGTAATGTAACTGCTTGTACATTGGTACATTATATCTGGCAAGAGATCCATTTACTTGCATCTCTTCTGGTTCAAAAATAACCTTATCCTTACGGACATAGTTCATTTGACCAGATAGTCTTTTGCCAGTTTCATCCAGTGGAGGAGAACAATACAGGTTTTCAGGATCTAAGATAAGTCCAGGAAGAAAAAGATAACCATTCTCTTCAAAGGACTTATTCTTTGTCATGTCTGTGGTTGTTGGAAGGCAAGTACGACTATACCCCTCAGCATAAGAACCACCAGTCGATACATACTCTTTCATCACTTCCACCTCGGACCAACTACCCATCCAACAATACTCTTACGCAAACCAGAACGTACTTTACGAACTCTATGGGGAGTACGTGAATCAAATACCATCAAAGTTCCTCTTTGCTTTGGTGCAAAATAGGTCTTACCACTATTGTCTAAGAACTGAACTTCACCACCAGTATATTCAGAAGGATCAGAAAGTTGTAGTGCAAAAGAAAGTTTCCTTATGTATTCACCATTTAAAGTTACTTGATCCTCGGCAAGATTGTTACCAGAACCAGCAACGATTTGTGGTTTATAACAAGTGTCTATACCAGCATCAATGTGCCACTTATAGAATTGTCCTTCTCCATACTGTGTGTATTGAATATTTCCACCATCAATCTCTGTCAGATCATAGCAAAAATTCTCACGATTTACCTTGTCAATGTAGTACCACAACCAACCACCAATCCAGTGAGAGGTTGGAACCCATACATTTTTGCTATTACGAATGACTTTATCTACTTCTGCACCCATGATTTGAGAATCTTGTGCCTGTTCATCAAATCTTTTAAGGTCTTTTTCGATAATTTCTACAATGTCAGTTGGCATCTCAGTCATGTGCCAACATGTTAAATACGCCATACTTGAATAATATCCTTCAGGTTGATTATATAGTAAAGTATCAAAGATGTCAATAATTTATTCTTCAGATGATTCCTGTAAGAGAGCAATGAGTGCTAGTTTTTGCTCACGAGTTAGGGATTCGAAAGGATCTGATTCTTCAACTGGTTCTACTACTGTTGGATGATCGTTTTCAATTGGATGACAACACTCATCATCACACACAGCAGTACATCCTTCTGGTGGAGACCATACAGAAGTGTCTCCGTCCCATACAACGCGATTAATACACTTGCCTTCTGAATTTAAGATTGCGTAGATCATTTTTTTACCTCCTTATTTTACCATGCCCAAACACGGATTCGACCGTCGCCGCCGTTTCCGCCAGCGCCAGAATCGCCTTGACCGTCAAACGATGCGCCACCACCGGCGCCACCACCACCTATCGCTGCATTACCACCAGCACCAGCATCTCCAGTTTTATTCGGAGCACCGCCGCCAGCACCACTAAGTCCACCGGCAGAAATGCTTCCACCCGATTCACCATCAGTCGATCCAGCATTATTGGTGAATGGAGCATCAGAAGGATTCCAACCTCCAGGAGTTGCTAGATAACTAGTAGTGTTATATGCAGCACCGCCACCACCGCCAGCGCCGCACCAGCCTTGAAAACCACCGGCTGAAGCGTAAATCTGTGGATAATTATTGGTGCGGGACCCGCCGGGTCCTAGATATCTGAAGTTATTGTAAGCTGAATATTGTCCCCAGGCAACTGGGACTGTGTTGTTGTAAGGATTAGTCCCAACACTGTCATCGTCACCACCTTTACCTTTTGTTCCAAAACCACTAGTAAGGTGAGATCCAAATGATGATGTGCCACCATCTGTACCATCATTACCATTTGTACTATCCGCTGTAACAGAAGCTCCACCGGTTCCGCCAGCGGCAATAGTAATTGACTCTGTTGATCCTAGAGAACTAGCAGCAAAAATTTTCTTAGTTATAGGACTTCCCCAACCACCTGATCCACCATTGGTTCTAGTATTGGAAGCACCTTTTCTTCCACTACCGCCGCCGCCCCCGCCGCCGATAACTTCAACTTCAACCCAGGTGACACCAGCAGGTTTTGTCCAAGTTCCGTTAGATGTAAATTCTTGGAAATCAAGTGAAGAACCACCACCAGACCCAGTAATACCTTGGGTGCCTTGTGTTCCAGATCCAGTAGTACCTTGAATTCCTTGAACTCCCTGGGAACCAACAACTCCCTGAGTACCTGTGGTTCCTTGTCTTCCTTCAGTACCTTGAATCCCGTATCCCTGAACACCCTGAGTTCCTGTGTTTCCTTGAATGCCCTGAGTTCCTTGAGCACCATCGGAAGGTCCTTGAAGACCCTGCACTCCTTGAATCCCTTGGACACCAGATGAAGGTCCTTGTGTTCCTTGAGTACCTTGAGTGCCTAGATTCGATCTAACCCAAGACGATCCGTTCCATTGCCAGGTAGTACTATTCGCACTATAAGTTTGCTTTAAACTTGGATTATCTGGAAAATTAAGTGCAGGCATTATTCAACTTTTTAGAAATATTTATTAGAGAGCAACTGCATATGCAATTGCTATGGCTTCAGAAACTCCACCACCACCGCCACCTGCTCCAGAAGGACCTTGAACACCCTGAGCACCTTGAGCACCACCAGTGTCACCCTGAATACCTAAAATACCTTGAGCACCCTGAACGCCAGCGCCCGTAATACCTTGAACACCCTGAGTACCATATGTACCCTGAAGACCTGTTATACCCTGTGTTCCTTGAGTACCAGCACCTGTAGTACCTTGAGCACCTTGAGCACCATCAATACCTTGAATTCCCTGAGTGCTGCCGCCACCACCACCAGAGAATATCGAACCATTTTGATAAAGGTCCCCAGTGAAATATATGTCTCCAGCAACAGTTACACCAGTACCAATAGTTTCAAGTTTCTTAGTATCCTTGTGATAAAGTTCGGCACTTCCAGATCCAGTGAACACTGCCGTTCTTCCACTGCTACCAAGATAAGTACCAGATACGCCACCACTTGAGATAACTACATCACCAGAGGTTCCACCAGAATCATTAGACTGCAGATGCAAATCATTACTAGCATTAGCAGATACCTTGAGTGCTGATGATTGTGGAGTTAATCTCCCTTTTAGAGAACCACTAAATTTGACATCTAAAGCACTATTAGTGGTAGATCTATCAATAATAACTCTATCACTAAATGTAGAAAGACCAGTTGCAGTTACACCACCAGTAATACTTACACCAGCACCAGTTGTTCTGATTCTACGAGTATTATCATAATAAAGAATACACGATCCATCATCAATATACTGTGCTTTTATTTCCGTTCCTGCTTGATTATTGAATATAATCTGATTTGCCTTAATAACTAAAGACCCGCTGGCATCTTCTTCCGAGAAGACAGTGTGACCACCTTGGGCTGCTGGCAATTTATAAATTTGCATTCGATCGCCAGCACTAGATCCAATGTTCAAAACATTGTTATTATTTCCATCTAGTGTTCTAACAACAATATTATTACCATTGGTATCTAAATCACCACCGAGTTTTGGTGTAGTATCTTCAAAAATACTAGAGATTCCAGATCCACCACCGCCACCACCACTTGAAACATTAGAACTGGTGAAGACCGCATTACCCATATAATCATGGGCTGAGCACTGATAATGTAGAACTGCTGGTGTGGTATCTGTGATTGTTATCTCAGTATATGCACCAGAACTTCCTGCAGTTCCTGCTGTTGTTACGTTAGTTGTGTATTGAGTGGTCTTGTCTGCAGTGGTATAAAAACGTAGAGGGTGAGTACTATTAGAAGAATGACTTTGATCAAATCTATAAGTTCTACCAGGCTGAAGATATAAGAAAGGAGATTCAAAACCAGTCTCTACATTCCTTCTTAAATAATAAGCACTAGAAGATCCTTGGCCACTATATCTGTGATTACCACTCTTAGATTGTACAGATACATTAAAAATTACAGTACCACTGTTATGTTTTGCTGCAATAAATTCTGAATATGATAGTTGAGAAGCTGATGCTATGCCAGTTACATTAATTCCATCAAATGTAGTTTCTAATTTTATCGATGATGAAGTGGGGTCTCCATGATAAAGTGTAACTCCATTATCATTATCAATAACTAATCTCTGTTCATAAAGTCCTACACCTTGTCCAGGAGTAGCTCCCCGCCCAAAGGTAAACGTACCGCCTCTACCATATAATTCCCAGTCACTATTTCCACCGGTTTGATATACATGTGCGGTTCGACCAACGCCTAGAATTTTACCATGAACAAGAGAATCCGGAATTAAAAATGAAAGTCCATTACCAAATGTAGAAACACCAGAGACATTTAATTGCTCAAAATTACCATCTAGAGCATAAGCAGTCCTCCACTTATTACTGCTAGTACCAAAATCTACTTGCTTATTTACTTGTGGAGATAAAACTCCTTGGTCTGATAGACTAATTAATGCTGTGGAAGTTCCGTTATATTTTCTTGCAATATTTAATGCAACTGACGATCCAGAAGTATTCGGAACTGTAAAAAGAAATCCGTTTGTAGCAGGACCAGAAACGTCTCTGGTTAGTTCAATTGCAGGACCAACTGATCTAAAAAATGTAGTGACACCAGAAACATTTAATCCAACAACACTCGCATCACCCTTAACATCGAGTTTTGCTATTGGATTTGTCGTACCTATACCAATATTTTTACTGGCAGACGTGGCAATTATACTTGCACCGACACCAACGTCTAAACCATCTTTTACTATAAAATTCTTATAATCGGCCAAGGTACTGTTCCCCCATATATTCTGGGTTTTTATACTTTCAAGTATTTAGTTAATAATTATATGTGTAAGTTCCTAGCACTCTAACAACATAACTGTCAGAATTTCCAACCCCAGTATTATTAACAAGAAGTCTTATAGAACCTGAGTCTCCATTCGAATCAAGATCAAAAGAAGCAATCGGAGAAGTTAAATTCTCGCCTTGACATACCGTTCCATATTCAATAAATGAAATTCTATTGGATCCTTCACTGGCGACTAGAAGTTTTGATATTTGTTGATCATTTCTACCTCCAAAACTGGTATTAGTAGGATAGATTGAAATAATCATTTCAATTGTAGATGGCAATGTTCCACTTGTACCAACGAGAGATATTCCCGTTGATCCTACTCCAACACCACCTTTCCATGAAGAAGTGGAAAACTCAGTTGGGTCGTACTGACCAGCACCAACAGAAAAATATCCAAACTGGGTTGCATTTACACTATTGTCAAAGCCTTCATAACGATAAAGACTACCATATACTGAACCAGTTACTGTTCCACTTAAAGAAGATATTAATCTATTGTTAGTAGCATCATATTTAAGAAATGCATCGCCATATAAACTCTGACGAGAACTTGCAGTAATATCTCGTACAAATGGAATATAGCAACTAGTATCAGTAATATTGGTGCCTGCAAGTTTAACAGTATCATCAAATGCAAATGTTATTGCTTTAGAGAAAGTAGTTCCAATTCCAGCAGAAGCAACTGATTTTGTAGTAATTGCTATTCCAGCTCCAGCAATTATCTCAATTGGTTCCTCACCAGATGCAGAAAGAGTGTCTTCCCCATTAACATACCAAGGATTAAATGTACTTCCAAGATCAACAAAGGCAGTTCCACCACCCTCATCAGTAACATTAAATCCACTACCATTATTAAATTGAATCTCGCTTACATTACTTACTGTTACGTTTGTGGCACCACCTTGACTTGCAACTTCCTTAACAGTTAAGGCAGTACCGCCTCCACCACCCTGGAAGAATACGGTAGCAATACCACTATAATCTCCAGATCCAAAATACGCTGTTGAAACACCAGGACCACTAAAATGTATTGATGTAGCTGCAACTCCTGCTCCAGAAATCGCATCCGTGCGAATTCCAATAGGAGCTGTAGGTCCTGCAGATTCAAATGTTATGATATCAATAATATCACCAACAGATGCTCCAATATCAAGAACTACACTTGTTCCATTAGTTGCAGTATAATCTGCCGGTGTTAAACGAACACCATTTAGATATACATCAATGTCTGTACCATCAACATACGTTGCTGCAAATGTTTGTTGTCCAGCAGTTGCAGTGTAATTAAATTCAGATCTATTGTAAGTAGTTCCCTGAGTACCTTGAGTACCCTGAGTACCCGTTGTACCTTGAGTACCATAAGTACCCTGAGCACCAGTAATTCCTTGAATACCTTGAGTTCCATCAGTACCTTGAGTACCTGTCGTTCCTTGAGTTCCTGTTGTACCCTGTGCTCCAGTGGTTCCTTGAGCACCATTGGCACCTTGAGTTCCATCAGTACCTTGAGTACCTGTCGTTCCTTGAGTACCTGTGGCACCTTGAGTACCATCAGTACCTTGAGTACCTGTCGTACCTTGTGGTCCAGTGGTTCCCTGAGTTCCATCAGTACCCTGAGTTCCATCAGTACCTTGAGTACCTGTCGTACCTTGTGGTCCAGTGGTTCCCTGAGTTCCATCAGTACCCTGAGTTCCATTAGTACCTTGAGTACCTGTTGTACCCTGTGCTCCAGTGGTTCCCTGTGCTCCAGTGGTTCCCTGAGCACCATTGGCACCTTGAGTTCCATCAGTACCCTGAGTACCTGTGGTGCCTTGAGCACCCGTATCACCTTTGTCTCCAGTTCTAGCAAAGGTGATAATAACGTCATCATCATTAGAGAAAGAAGTTACGCTTCCAGAAACATGTGAGCAACTGACTGTAAAGTATCCAGTATTCTCAGTGACACTAGAAATAGTGAAAAGAACAAAATTGTCTGCATTTAGACGAGTAGAAATTCTAAAATGACCCTTTATAGTAGAAGTAGAGTCATCAATAGTTCTTAAGAATGGTTGTATATCGGTTTGATTATTGTCGCTATCATCAATATAAAGGTTTGTTGAAGAACTAAATGGAAATCCATTAACCTTTAATTTTCCTGTTCCTGGATCACTATTAGAAATATTAGTACTAAAAGTGTAATCAAAGGTAGCACCACCAAAATTTCCATCAGTACCTTGAACCCCCGTCGTACCTTGAGTTCCATCAGTACCTTGAGTACCTGTTATACCTTGAGTACCATCAGTACCTTGGATTCCAGTGGTTCCTTGAGTTCCATCAGTACCTTGAGTACCTGTTGTACCCTGTGCTCCAGTGGTTCCTTGAGCTCCAGTGGTTCCTTGAGTTCCATCAGTACCCTGAGTACCTGTAGTACCTTGAGTTCCATCAGTACCCTGAGTACCTGTAGTACCTTGAGGACCTTGAGGTCCTCGAAGTCCTTGGGAACCATCCGTACCCTGAACTGAAGGTGCCCATTCGACACCACTACCAGTCGATGTAAGAACAGAAGCGGCAGCACCTACACTTCTGTTGTTATCATAAACTATACCAGGAAGATTAACAGGAGACTTACCTTGATATCCCATTTAGTGTATCCCCCTATCAAGTTTGTTCAAGAACACTTACGATAACATCTACACTTGATGCAGTGCTTGAAGTTACTTGTATTTTATCACCCGTCTGCAAAACAATCTTATTTCCGGCATTAAAATCATATAATGACCCATCAGGAATCAAAATTCCCTTTACAATATAAACATCATCAGCAGAAACATCTGCTTTATCAATCTGAACATCAGCAGTTACAGAAGACCCAGTTCTATTCGAAACGCAGAAGCCAATCACAGTAGCAGTTGTTGCACCCGGAACAGTATAAACGTCTTGCGTTACGGTGCCAATCGATGCTTTAGTATAACTTTTAAAAGTGTTTGCCATTTTTTATTATCCTAATGCGATTGCCAACGCGATTGCTTCATCACTTGCAGTAGTAAGTACACTGACTCCATCTATCTGAACATCCGTCGAACTATTTATACTACCGTTTGCGTCTAGACCACCTGTAATGGTTACACCAACACCAGTGGTTTCAAGTGTCTTATTATTATTGTGGTAAAGTTCTATAGCACCACCACTAAAGAATTTAGCTAAAGTAGAAGTCTTGGTGGTAAATAATATATCACCACTTGTAGTATTATTCTTAATGGTAAGATCACCACTTCCATTAAAAGTCAAAGCATCAGAACTGAGAGATGTTCTATTTGAACCTCCTGTAGCATGAACTTCAATCCTATTTTGGAAGTACGAAAGACCAGTAACACCGAAAGTACCTGCTACTGATACGTTGTCATGGAACGTAGAAACACCAACAACATCTAATCCACCACCAGTAACTCGAAGACCAGCACGAGCAGTGGCAATACCAATCGAATCTTGGTTGGTAACATTCTCATAAGTAAGATCACCAAGAACTGTTACGTTTCCACTGAACTCGGCACTAGTAGCAGTAAGAACACCAGATACATTTACATTATCTAATTCGGTATGACCAGTTACATCAATACCACCAGCAGTGGTTTCAAACTTAGTAGAACCATTATGATTTAACTTAACTGATCCTCCACCAGTTGCATAGATTGCCGTTGTTCCACCAGCAACCTGAACTTCAAAATCATCTCTAGATTTAATAACAATATCATCTCCACCAGGACCCTCACCAGCCGTAGTGGTTTCAATAATAAGATCTCCTTCTCTATTAGTAATAGAACTATTAGTTCCGTCATGTTTAATGGTTAGATCCTGCGAAGAACCGAAAGTTACATAAGAACTATCTGGAAGCGAAAAATATCCAGGAGATGAATTCCATGATGCAGTATAAGTATCACCCCTAAAAGCAACATAACCCTCAGCGTTAATTCCTTGAGAGAATGTAGAGATTCCAGAAACACCTAATTGATTTGAGAAAGTAGTTCCAGTGACAGTAACACCAGCACCAGTGGTTTCAAATGTTTTACCTCCACCATAATATAATGATACGCCAGCATTATTGGCAGCGTACAGCATAGTGGTGCCATCTTCATCTGCTAGATAAAGATCACTACCACGAATCTCTAATCTCCCAGATCCAGATTCGTTAATATAACTGCTATTTGTTGCAGAGTCATGATAAATCTGTAAGTCTTGACCAGCACCAAATCTTAGTCTGTCGTCATCACCAAGATTTACATTACCTTGGAATGTAGAAACACCAGTTACATTTAACTGACCAGTCGTTGTGGTTCCAACGATGTTGACACCCGATGTAGCAGTTTCAAATTTCTTAGAGTTGTCGTAGTAGAGTTCTACTGCTCCGTTTGTGGTGAATTTTGCTTTGGTTTCCGAAATTGACCCATCAGTAATAACAACATCATTATTACCACCAATATATAAACTTCCAGTTCCAGCATCAGTAATATTACTGCTTGATCCATTATGCCAAATCTGTAAGTCATTACCATCACCAAGATTAATCTTATCATTATCACCAAGGAATACATTGTCATTAAAGGTGCTGACTCCAACTACATCTAATCCACCACCAGTAATTCTTAAACCAGCACGGGCAGTAGCAAGACCAACAGAATCAACGTCAGTAACGTCCTCATAAGTCAAATTACCAAGAACGCTTAGGTCTCCAGTAATTACTGCACTAGCAGCAGTAAGAACACCAGATACATTTACATTATCTAATTCGGTATGACCATCAACATCAATGTCAGCATTAAGATCAATATCACCAGTGAATACTGAAACTTGCTGATTGTTAATTCTAAATGCTTCAGATCCATCAGTATTAAATCTAATAGTTCCATCAGATCCAGTATCATCAAGAGAAATCGAAGTATCACCCTTTTGTAATGCAGATACTTGGAGAACGGATGCCGTTAGAATTCCACTAACATTTAAATTACCAGTAATATTAGTCTCACTGGATCCACCAGGATCAATAGTGATGTCACCAGAAGTCGATGAAAATGTGTTAGCAGCAAGTTGAAGGTTGCCAACAGTTAAACTAGTTGGAGTAATTAAAGTCTGATTGGATCCACCATCAGTAACGACAAGGTTTCCAACATTCTCTAGGTCGTAAGATGTAGAAGCAAAACTTACTTGACCTGTTTCTTGATTAATGTAAAGAGAATCACCTACGCGGAAATCTCCACCTTGGTCAATACTTACAAAAGAAACTTGACCACTGTTAAGTTCAACTACCTCGTTTGCCTGAATAACTGTGGTTGGATCATTGGACATATCCTTTCCAGATCCAACATGGTTGAAGTTCATGGCAAAGAGTCTTAACTGAACTCCTACACCATCAGCAACTACACCCTGAGATCCGTATTCAACAGCACAACCAACCGAGCGCATTTCTGCACCAAACATGGTGTAATCAGCAAAACTGATTGCACTAGCAATACCAGTGAAAGTAGTACCATCAGACTGATAAAACTCAACTCTTTGAGTGGTTCCAATACCTACCGAAGTAAATGTCCCATATCCTTTGCCACTAATCTTGGCATAAGGATCATCATAATTTGTAATTGTTCCGACAGCAACTACAGAACCACCAGAATCAAACAACTTAACAACATCATTAACTGATGGTGTAACACTTGGTGTTCTAAACTTAAGTCTTGCTTCGGCAGTTCCAGCAATACCAACTGTTCCCGAAGTACCTACAATAGCTTGAGAAGAGAAATAATGGAAGCAATTCAAATACTCTGCACGAGCACCGTTCGTGAGAACAACACCTTTATTATTTGGAGTGAAGAAGGTAACCTCATTAAAGAGCATACCTGCTTCTAATGAATTACTTGCTACCTTAGATCCATCAACTAACGCACCACGACCAGCAATGTAACTAGTTGGTGGTGAATCTGCAGTATCATAACCATAAGGATCAGTGAAACTAGTAGATGATCCCTTGTTTAAAACAGTTACTCTCTGGATATAAGGACTTCTAGTCGTGATTGCGATACCAGTTGCATAAGAGAATACATAACCAGTATCATCAGTAGAATTATAAAATCCATCTTTGACTGTAAAATCTTCAACTGTGGAAAGATCATTTAGTAAGAGAATATTATTTGTCTTTGTAGCATCGGTTGGTTTAATAGTTGTTGCTCTAAGACCCGCACCCTTTAGAGTAACTCCTCTAGGAACTGTAAGGGGAACTGTCTCTTCATATGTACCAGAAGAAACATTAATTATATCCCCATCTGCTGCTACACTTAATGCTTGAGCAATAGTAAGATATGGTTCATTTATATTATCACCACTATTCGAATCGCTACCTGTAGTGGCAACATAATAAGTCTTTCCAAGTGCATTGAGATCCCCATCAAATCTGGTTGCAGTTGCAACACCAGATACATTCAATGCATCTAACTCAGTATGACCATCTACATCTAGATCAGCATTTAGATCAATATTATTATTAAAAGTAGAAACTCCTACTACATCTAGACCACCATCAGTAATTCTTAAACCAGATCTAGCAGTAGCAATTCCTACAGAATCGACATTAACTACATCCTCATACTTAAGAACACCACCTACTGTAAGATCACCACTGAAAGTTGCGCTAGTAGCAGTGAGAACCCCAGCAATATTAACGTTATCGAGTTCGGTATGACCATCAACGTCTAAATCACCATCGACATAAAGATCACTTTGGAAAGTACCAACACCAACGAATGTGGAAACACCAGAGACTCTTAGAGTATCAAGTTCAGCATGACCATGTACATCTAGATCAGCATTGAGATCAATGTTTCCTGAGAATGTAGAAACACCAGAGACTCTTAGAGCATCAAGTTCAGCATGACCATTTACATCCAGATCAAATGTGGTAACAATACCACTAATATTAACGTTATCAAGTTCAGTATGCCCATCTACATCGAGATCACCATTGAGATCAATGTTTCCTGAGAATGTAGAAACACCAGAAACGTTTAAGTTATCAAGTTCGGTGTGTCCATCTACATCTAAATCACCATTAAGGTCTGTGTTTCCTGAGAATGTAGAAACACCGGATACTCTTAATTGATCTACTTCAGCATGACCAATTACATCAAGCGTATCAATACCATTATTAAAAGTAGCAACACCAACTACATCTAGACCACCATCAGTAATTCTTAAACCACTTCTCGCTGTGGCAATACCGATGGCATCAACGTTAATTACATCTTGATAAGTAAGAGTTCCACCAATTGATACATTACCACTAAACTCAGCACTACTAGCAGTAATAACACCAGTTACGCTCATGTTCGTAACTGTTTGTTGATTAACCTGGAAGGTTGTTGCAGTAAGTAATCCTACGTTAAACTGGTCAGCTTCAATACCAGTTGAGTGAAGGAAAGAACTACCAATTCTAAATCCATCACTATCAATTGTTGCTGCAGTTCCTACAGTAATTTTATTTTCATTTGGGTCAAGAGTAATAGTTCCCGATCCAACGGAAAGAATGCCTACTACTCTTGCATCACCATTAACATATAGTTGTGTTCCCGCAGCACCAACAGCACCAACTTCTAATGTGTATCTTGGCAGAGTCGTTCCGATACCAACACTAGTGACTCCCACCGTAGCAGAAATGCTTACCTGTGAGACATCACCCTGTTTATCGTAATTTAGAGCTCTTGCTACTTGAGATAACTCAGAAGGAAATGCCATGGAAGGTTTTTAGTTATTTATGGTTACTCAGTATCAAAGAAGAACATATGAAATAGTCTAGAATCATACTTATCGTATCCAAAATATTTAGATGCTGTGTGGGGACACTTGGCATCCCAGATTACCAATCTATTAAAAACATTGGCGACAACATCAATGTGATCCCATGGTGTGGGATCTAAATGTTTGTTCCTCCAAATGATGTCGGATCCCTCAGTACTTACATGTCTAATGCGTGTTTCTTTATGAGAAAGTAAAGAAGTGCCACATTCATACGGTGCATCTGGTGTCAGATAAACAGTCGCTGCCCAAGTCTGAGCATCGGCATGATAAACCAGAGCATCTTCACAAGTACAGTGCTGGAACCTAGCACACATACCATGAACATCTGTCCAATTAGTAATTCTCCTCCCCATAATGGATTCAAATTTTTCTTTAGTTCCAGTAACTTCATACTGATGCTCAGTTCTCCTACCTCGGTGATAATCACTAAAGTGATAGTCTAAGGAAAGAGCAAAGTTTCGAATAGCAATTGGATCTTCATAAAAGTTTTCAACAACCCAAAGAGTGGGATTTGGGTTTTGATTTAATTTTGCATCTCCTAGGAAATATTTCATGTCAGTTCTGGGGGTTTAACGGCATTCTCACAAAAACGGCAGAGATTAAAGCATTGGAAGTTATCTGGGATAACATCTTCATAAGATTGTTCATAGAGATTTCCAAGAATATGCTCAAGACCATAGTCCATACAACAGAGTGATACATCACCATTTGGGAGCATCACATTGTGATACATCTTCTCAAGACAACCACAGGTCATCTCTTGCTCACCATGATAAATGGAACGATACTCATCCTTGCGATTGAGTAGTTCTGGTTTCATAATACTTTCACCAAGAAGATTTCCTGCTCTAGACCACATAGCATATACGGGAGCATCCGTGAAAACATGTCGCACACTTTCATGTACTGTTCCCATACACATAGTAGTAAAGTTATTGATCTGGGGCCAAACTTTACTGAAGTGTTCGATCACTTCAATGTATCTCTTAGTGATAGGATGCTTTGCTTTTCTTTCTTGATCGGGTAAGTGAAGAACAAATCCACCATTTGGTCCACCAGCAAAAGGAATGTGTTTGATGCGATCAATATCCTCAATACTCATGCCAATACCAGTGGTAAAGATTGAGATGGGATGACCCTTTTCATGAGCATAAAGAACCATATCAGTGCAGTTCTTATTCAACCAAGGTTCAGTAAATCCAGCAAAGGTTACACGAACTTCTTGTGGAAGTTTATCAACTGCTTTCTTGAAGTTATCGAGCGTCATAAAACGCTCACCTTTGTAAGACTTTTGAAGAGTTCTTTGTGGGCAGAAGACACAATCAACTACACAACCGTTTTGAGTGTCGATAGAAGTGGTGAATTCCATCGTTGGGGCAATAGAGTTTTTCCACTTGTCTTTTGGTTGCTCTCTATTGTCAATGTATAGATTGATTTGTTCATACTTTTCAATGAACCAATCATCCCATAAAGCCCACTTCATATCAACATAGTCGATAGAATAGATTTCATGTTTTGGAAATTCTCTGAGATAAGTATCCCTAAACTTTCTAAACTTAACTTTGTTTTCTGGAGTATCTAGGTGCCACTCACCAGCAATCTTACTGACATTTTTGCGAATCCAATCCATATTTTCATCATTGAAAATATCATACTCACCACCTTCACAATCAGTCTTAAGAAAATCAATTTTTGGAATATTATTTTCCCTAACAAAATTCATAAAATTAACAGATGGAATTGTATTCTCATTTTCATCCTCAGAGGCATAAACAAGACTCTGATTAAAAAGACCACATGTTTTTAATGAACCATCTTCTGGTCCAATTGCTTTATTTGTAAGAACAGTATTACTATCCTGCACATTTTCAACAAGATCTTTGAAAAGATCTGGGTGTGGTTCAAAGCAATAAACCTTTGCTGGATTTTGTTCTTTGATTAAATGTACAAATGGACCAACACTCGAACCAATATCAAAAACAATATCTCCTTCTTCTACCTTAAAGAATTTTTGATAGACATTATCAACAAAAATTTCTTTTTCGACAGTTCTCTTAAACCATTCGTTATTTGCAGCATGTCCCCAATTGAAATCTCTCAATCTCTTGGGTAGATAAACTCGATGGAGATCTTTTCCAGTATCTCCCAGTTTTTGGAGATTGTTTTTAACTGCAGTTAAATGAATTTCATCCAGAGGATAGTTCAAGAAAAGATCTTCAAGAATATCTCTAGCTTCATTGCACAGTCCAACCCACCATGCTGCTACTGCTTTTTCAAAACGAATACCATAATATCCAGGATATTCAACATCAACACCAAGTTTTTCTTCTGGATCTTTATCGGCAACTTTCTCACCGATAGAAGCAATCAAAAATGCATCGTGATAGTTCTCTTCTCTTTCATAAAAGCGACTCAGAAGAAAATACCCTTCAGGACGATTTGGCATAATTGTCAAACCATGCTGATACAATCCCTTAACGGTAAAGTTTCTACACCCCTGCTTACTGAAACAAATGCCAGCACGAAGAATACATTGATACTTAATAATATCTTGATCGGTTCTCTCTGCTGCTCTCAAATAGTAGGAGACTGCAGATGCTGTTTGATTAAGTTTATCGTAATAGATTGCCAGATTTAAATTGTTATCAACATTTTCTGGATCGGCAATAAAACTATAAAGCAAATTGCTCAACATTTTATCATTCATTAGTCAAAAACTCCTCCAAAACAGTCTCAGGAAACTTAAGCAAATAGGCAGCATTATCTTGGAATCCAAAAGTCATGAGCATATTTTCCTTATGTATGGCAAGACCAACGCAGAACTCTACGTGACCACCCATGATAAAGAACTTGTTTGACCACTTCACAAGATTAAAATCTTTATCCCAGAAAAGAACTCTGTGATAATAAACAGCATCTTTTCTACCAACTTCACTCTTGAACAAATCAACTTCATGAGTGATAGCAACATACCCACCTTTCCAAGGAATGACCTGAGATCCTCCACGAGGATACCCATCCATGTTTTTACCTTCCCTTGTGAATAGTTGTTCAGAAGTTCCAGTTGTAGGATTAACTTTAACCAGTTCTGTCGGATTGCTCCACTTAATATAGTGGTATGGCATATCAGTAACTGGCATCCAATTCTTTTCACAATAAGAATTTGGATCTAGTGGTGGTTGAATTCTTGTTTGTGATACTTGCTTTACGGCATTGTTCTCAACAACAAGTTCGCACAATTCCATTCTTCCTGTTCCAACAGTGTCCTCATCTCTACGGACACCAGAATAGAATAGTTTGTTACCCCAACGGAAAAGACGAGCATCTTCTAGACCAACAAAATCCCAGAGCTCCTTGTCTGGAAACTTTGATGTATCTACTTTGTTGCAGCGAACAACATCATAATTATCATTCAATTCCAAATAATAATTCCAAGTTCTAAGATGAATATCATCCTCAGGATGGACATAAGTCAGAGGACCATACTGATGTTGAAATAATTTTTCTTCGGAATGGTAGAAAGTATAATTAACAGATCTAAGATTAACCATAACCTTATCACCATCAACAAAAACTGATGGGTTCATCAAACCCAGACCACCAGTTAAGTTGGGATCAACAATTAAAGGATGTATAGATCCACCCTGCTCAATGGCAGATTGTGCGAATATCTTCATTCAATGAATACTATTTCTCAGTCACATTATATATTAGATTATCAAAAGTGTCAATCGCGTGGAGTTTCTGGTTCTGGATCTGGAATTACTGGTTCTACTTCACCTCTTTCCAATCTAGCATAATAGTCCTGATATTCATTAACTCTTGCTTGGAAAGCATCCTCAGTTTCTTTAGCATATCTATCTTTAACTGCTTGAATTCTAGCAGTCATTGCATCAGAAAATGCACCAGCTTTGAAGAGATCGTCCAGTTGTTCGGTGATATCTGGATACTCTTCTTTTCTTTTTTCACCATATCTCATCAATCCCGAATTTTCAGGAATTGATTTTGTTCCAATCTCTTTAATCAAAGAATCTTCGCCTTCATCAAAGTAAGCCATTTGTTTTCTCCTCTGTATGGTTTATTAAATTATTTAATTAGGTTAATCTCCAACGGATCATTACACGTCCAGGAGCACCATTTCCACCGAAGTTTGGATGTCCATAAGATGGACCGTTGTGATAACTACCAGCACCACCACCAGCGCCTGTTCCAACAATAGCATCAAGTTCTTTAGATCCAGCACCGTTTCCAAGTGGTTCTACACCTGTTACCATATTGGTATAAGGTTGTGTAGGAGTAGATCCAGATCCTCTACCACCACCATATCTTCCGTTTCCAGCAACCTCAGAAGAGTTTCCTCCTCCTCCGCCACCACCAGCGATATATTCTGCAGATCCTGTTCTCCAAGGTACTGCAACACCAACGCCACCCCATCCGTTTCCTGGAGATGATGTAGGAGCAGAACCACCAGCACCACCAGCACCACCGCCACCAGCACCAGTCCAAGTGTTTGCATTATTTCCGCCCGCATTCCCATATCCCTTAACAATACCCGTGTTCATGTATGGAGTATTATTAAAGGCAGTGATAGGCATTGGGGATGGGTCATATCCTGCCTGAGTTGGGTTCCATTGACCACCAAGATAAGTTGGGTTTGTTGGAAGTCTATATCCTTGTGCAGCGCCGCCGCCAGATCCACCTCTTACATCAATTCTCTGATAGGAGCTACTGAATCCACCCTCTGTAGATCCACCACCACCACCATCAGCAACATATGGTAGTGGAGATGCTGGTGGTCCTTCAATGTAAGAAGGAAGTCCTCTTTCTCCAAATCCACCAGGATAATATCCTCTTCCTTTACCACCACGTCCTACTCTAATATAATAGTTTCCAGCAGGTAAATCAACACCTCTACCAATAACAACTCCGCCTGCTCCACCGCCACCATTTCCATTTGTGGAGTGGAACATGCCGCCGGCACCACCACCACCAATAATCATGAAATCAACTCTGATTTTACTATTAACTGTTAGTGTTCCATCACCCCAGAAAGTTCTCGATTCATACTGATATCCATTTTCAGTATAGGTATTAACTTCACCACCAATAACACTAGCAGCGTATCCAACTGGTTGAGTAACTCCACCAACCGTAATACCATTACTATAACTAACACCACCAGCAACATCCAGTGTTCCATCAACGTTTAGAGTTGTTCCTGATGGAATAGTAACCTGAGAACCAGTTCTGCCTTGGATACTATCGACTCTTAATGTAGACATTCTTTCTTCCGTTTACGGCAATTTTGTTAAAACTATTTATAATTATAAAACTAATACACAGGTATCGTCAACCGTAACGGTGACTCCATTTTCAATATCATATGTAATATCATCTTGCAGATATGATGGAATTTTTCCATATCCGACTTTTTGCATTCCACCCAATGTAATACTAGTTTGGAACACTGAGCGAATGTTATCATCAAAAGAGTCACCTCTAAGTAAATTAGTTCCACCAATTTCTCTACCATAGTAGTTCATATCAAAATCAGTTTTATCTGTTATGGCAAGAACACATCCATCATCAACATAAACAGTAACACCACTCTCAATATCAACTGTCGATGATGGGTGAGTAAAGACTTCACCAAACTTTTGGGGAGATCCGATCGTGGTATTAGTATCAAACCCACCATAGTGAGTGAATAATACCTTATTAATTTGTTCTATGTTACGAACATCAGGATCAATGGTAATATCAGCTCTCGATCCAGTAATTGCAAATGTATTTCCAACACCAAGGAAGTTTAGTGTTGTCAGTGGTCCATAAGAAACAGGAGATCCATTAGAACTAATACCAATATTATATCCTTGAGTTGCTGTTACATAACCAACCAAGGAGACTTCATTGGAAGAAGCAAAATATCTCAGATTATTTGAACCAGTTGCAACGTTAGATGAGTTCTTGAAAAGAATCTGGTTAGCACTAGCGACAACTGGTCCAGGAATACCTTGAGTACCCTGTGTTCCATTAGTTCCTTGTCTTCCCTGAACGCCCTGAGCACCGGTAGCACCCTGAGCACCAGATGTTCCCTGTCTTCCCTGAATACCTTGGATACCTTGAACACCCTGAGTACCAAAAGCACCCTGAGCACCAGTTGTTCCTTGAATACCTTGAACACCCTGAGTACCCTGCCTTCCTTGTGTTCCCTGAGAACCTGTAATTCCTTGGATACCCTGAGTACCCTGAGTTCCTTGAACACCTTGGATACCTTGAGTACCTTGAGAACCTGTAATTCCTTGGATACCCTGAGTACCCTGAGTTCCTTGAACACCCTGAGTTCCTTGAACACCTTGAGTTCCTTGAGTTCCTTGAACACCTTGGATACCCTGAATACCTTGAACACCCTGCAGAGCTGCATTAGAAATAGTCGCTTTTTTCAGATCACCAACATCAGCATCATAAAGAAGAATATAGTCACTTCCAGAAGGTTGACCAACAGTCAATTCTGCACGATTATTAATAACTCCAGCACCAACCGTAGTTAGAGAAGAATTAGTAACTCCTGCACCAAGAGTTGTAGCAGAGAGAACATCGGTGCTATTAATTTGATAAGAGTTACCACTGGTGACATTTACATCATCATTAAATGTAGAAACGCCAACTACATCCAATCCACCACCAGTAATTCTTAAACCAGAACGGGCAGTGGCAATACCAATAGCATCAACATTGACAACGTCTTCATATTTAAGAGTTCCACCAACAGTAACATCACCACTAAATGATGCAGAGGTTGCTGTTAGGAAACCAGTAATTCTTGCATTATCAAGTTCAGTGTGTCCAGTGATGTCAACACCACCAACAGTGGTTTCAAATTTCTTGGAGTTGTTGTAGTAGAGTGATACTGATCCATTGGGTGTTGCTACTAACTGATTTTCATTTCCTGTTCTCGTCCTTAAAAGAATAGAACTATCAGACCTCAATACAAGAGAACCAACATTAACATCGTCAATAATACTATTAAGTCCATCGTGGAAAATCTCTAAATCTCCACCATCACCCAATCTTATCTTATCATTATCACCAAGATTTACATTTCCTTGGAATGTAGAAACACCAGAAACATTTAATCCACCAGAAACAGTTACACCATAACCAATGGTCTCAAATTTCTTGGAGTTGTCGTAGTAGAGTGATACCTCAGCATTTTGATTTGCCTCTATTGCCAGTTCATTAGAGTTTGATCTTATATGAACACTACTTCCATCTAAGTATAGTCTTC